ATGGAGAAGAGATATCTAACGGAGAAGATTCAGAGAGAAATTCTGACAGCGCTGGCAATTGCCTACCCCAACCCATTGACCGGCAAGCAGTATTTCACAGTTTTTGGCACATATAGCGAGTCAGAAATGGCTGAAAACATAAATGCTCTGATTAGGCGGGGGCTTGTAAGGAAAGAGGCTGTACGCAGTTGTGGCGGAGTCCACTTTATAAAGCTTGCAGACCTGACACTGACCCTGGAGCAATTTCTTAATTTAAAAACCACAGACTAAATAAACATTATTTAAACATCAAAGATGTTTTATTAATAAATTGGTTATTCACAGCTGAGAATGACTCTTAATGCTTCTTATAATTAAAAGCTACTATAAGGTTATCATCTTATGACTGACTGTCTCTTATCGTTAAAACTACAGCAAGATATCATTAAGGCATTGAACGTTTTTCGTCCTGATGCCATGACGGCCCAGCAGTTTATGAGTTGCTTTGGCGATGTTGATGAGTTCGTCATGCTGGCCAACGTTGAAGATCTCATCAGACAGGGTTTAATTCATCCTGACGCCATCAGGAGTGGTTTGGGAGAGCAATTCTTATGGCTGCCGAGATTGAAGTTGCTAAGCAACGAACATGAGGCAGCAGATGATATATGCGTTATTTGATATAAGGGAGCCAAAGTAATGAAAACCAGTTTCTCTGACAAATCCCAATGGGGAATTATGGAGTATTTATTCCGTATTTATCCGCGCACTATGACTGAGGCAGAGATTTGCCGGGAGTTTGGTGCTCTTTCAAATAAAGGCCTTATAGCCAACATCCGCCAGCTTATATCTGAAGGGAGTGTAGAGAGTTGTGCGATAGTGAAAGTAATGGGGAGGGATACCGTCTCACCTGCTGGTCTGAAGATAACCCGCGATGGCACGAGACTGGTAAGAAATTCATTGCGCCATAGCCATACAGAATGAAAGCTTACCGCACTGACTTCTGATGACAAGAGAGAAGATATGAAATTGTTAGCCGCACTCGCCATGCTGAACTTTCTGAGCGCTTGTAGCTCAGCACCAGCACAGTCTGATAACGCCGCAGATCATTACTGCCATGAACAAGGCGGCAGTGTGGCTTTTGAAAAGCAGCTGTTCGGAGAGACCGGATACTGCCTCCTGCCCGATGGCACCAGGTTCGAACGCTGGCGATTTTATCTTAAAAACCGCGTATTGCCCTGAAGTTGCACATCATCTCAGAAGAGCAAGCTGATGATAGATCGCATAAAGCAACGCTGCATAAAGGCAAAACCACCCTGCCACCATCAGCCTGAACGATTTCTTTTTCATAATATAGCCTCAAGTATAAATGCAGTCTGCACACCATGCAAAGAAGTACCCTATGAATATGCAATAGGTCAGAACGCTTATAATCAGCGTTAACATTTCTTTTGGATTAAAATTTAAACATACTCACATTAAACCTGACCATTCATCAACCGTGATAAAACGGCAATGAAAATTTCTTTTCAAGAATTAAAATTTCAACTCCCTTTGCAGTTAGTGAATTTAGCTTGATTCATATCAAATAATATAAACGCGATGACTCATTCGTTTAACTAATGTTGCTTTTGATTATTGCATCATATCTTTCGTGAGTGCGACCTCATGACACAGCTATATAAACTTTATACAAATTGCATCGGTATTCGGTGACGCCCTGCGATTGGGGCGTTTTTTGTTAAGTCTGTTGGCTGTCTCGTGATGTTGTGTAGCGTTTGAGGTGATTCCTGTTTGTTCTCGTGCTGACCATTAACCTCAATGGCTGCCACCGTTTTTAAAGGCGTTCCGGCTGGCAGCTTTCTTTCTCTGCTAGTAAAAAATAAAGGATTATCTGTGATGAAGGTATTCGTCATCAATCTTGCGCGTTCGACTGACCGTCGCGCCTCTATCGAGCAACAGCTTTCACGTTTGAACCTCGATTATGAAATAGTTGAAGCGGTTGATGGTTCACAGCTCTCCTACACAGATATTATGAGAGAAACAAGACCACTTAACTATGCGTTAAGCTGTGGTGAGATTGGATGTGCGCTTAGTCATATCAATATCTACAGAAGAATAGCTTCAGAAGGTATACCGATGGCACTTATCCTGGAGGATGATGCGCTTATTGATCAGAAGTGTGTTGAGGTTGTGTCAGAAATTGAACAGAGGAACATTTATTCCCCTACAGTCACACTTCTCACTGAAGTCTCACAATATATTGACAAATTCACATGTAGTTTAAGCAACGGGCGTAATATATATGACGTACTTGAAGCTTCCCGCTCGCATGGGTATGTAATCAATCAGGCCGCAGCAAAAAAACTTATCGAATTTCTTTATCCGGTTTGGATGGTAGCAGATAGATGGCAGACACTCAGGGAGTATTCTATCTGTAACATTGAGGCTGTTATTCCTCCTGTGATAAGCAGATCGGAGCATTCAGAAACCTCAACCATACAAATTCATAATAATGGCTCTGCATGGCTTGATGATAAAAAACTGTTTATCTGGGATGAAATCAAGAAACACCGTTCATTCAAAATCAAACTGAAACGTTTTATATGGACATCTTTTATTTACCCTTTTCTAAAAATAAAAAAATTTTGATAACATAAAAATTTCTGTTGCTTTGCCTTACTAGCGCTCAATGTCAGGAGGACGACAGATACAGTACCCGTAAGGGTAATAATTCCGCAGTCTTAATGCCGTTTGGAACCTCCCGATACTACTACGATTGACAACCTTCGACTGATCAAATACATTTTGCATCGGTGCTCAACACACCTTCTCAGAGCGGTTACCGCGCCCGACAGACTTGCGGTTTTTTTTGTGTCCAGATTTCATTGAACAATGGTCGGGTGGCGCGTAGCACATATAACACCTCTCAGGATGGGAGGGAAAACTACGGGCCGTCTCTGAGCGGTGTTGAAGCACCCGACCACCATTCAACGAAACTCAGAGGATCCAAACCATGTTAGAATCTATCCCGACCAAAATCCCCCAAATCAGCATCCGTGAGGGCCACACGGTTACAACCTCATTAGACGTAGCTGACTTTTTTAACAAGCAGCATAAAGATATCCTTCGTAAGATTGACCTACTTGATTCCTCACCAGAATTCAACCAGCGCAATTTTACGCCCGTCAAGTATACCGACGCTAAGGGCGAAAAACGTCCAGCCTACGAAATCACTAAAAACGGCTTTGTCTTCCTCGTTATGGGCTTTACAGGCAAAAAGGCCGCAGCATTCAAAGAAGCTTACATAGCTGAGTTTGATCGCATGGAAGCTGAACTGCACCGTTCTGAATCCCACGACATCATCCAGGGCGACGGTCATTCCCTCCTGATCCACTTCGACGACCACAACCAAATCAGTTACACAGAAAAAGTCCCCGCCGATGCCATAGTCGCCACGGTTGAGCGGGTTCGCGGCTGGATGGAAAAGCAGGGGTACCGCGTCATGTCAAAAGATGAAATTAAAGATATGACACTTGGACAACTGCTCGCCATGAACTAACAAAAAATTTAAAACTTTAAAAATGCCCCGCACTTCTGCTAACTGTCGGGGCTTTGTTTTAGACAAAAAAAACCGCAATTATGCGGCTGTGCTTTTTTCTTGCTCAGATCACGGTTTAAAAATCAGGCTGCTCCGGCCACGTTATCGCGTTATAACCCGCCTCATCCTTCACCGCTGAGATATCCAGCTTGCGTAGCGCTTTGGCGTATTTAGTCCACTCTATCAGGCTGACTTTGTCGTCATTTTCGAGAATGCCCACATTCGCTTCTCTTTCCCAGGGTGTCATTGTTGCGTTAGCAGCGGTGATCAGTTTCTGGCGCTGATGCTCGGCGCGTGCCTGCCACTCTTCAGCGGTATAAGTACGCGGCACAATGCTTTTACCGTCAAACATCCAGTTGCCGCTGATATCAATTCCGTTAGGAACGTCAGCTGCGGCGACCTCTGCTACTGAATTGTTCATCGGCCAGAGTGCTGAAACTTCTATGCTCTTCGAAACTATGACGCCGCTGTTGTTAAAAACCACCTTCAGTGTATCGCCTTTGAATTCCTTTTGAGCTGCGTACCAGTCTCGTCCCTGGTCGTCTATCAGAAAAAGAGTGGATTCAGGAAAGCCTTCTGGAATTTCTTTGGGCTTATAAAGAGTTAAATTTTTCATTTCCATAGAGGTATCCTTTTTCAATCCTGACCAATTGTGACCCATTGTCCATTTATCGCCTGCTGAATAGGACGGTAAAAAAACCCCAGTCCCGCGAGGTTTGAAGTGCCGTTATTTGTACCGCCAATAACAACACATCCTGCAGGCATGGTTTGCATCGTACCCCCGCCACCTGTGTATCCATTGCCCGGACCATCTGCAATTGATGCCACCCACCCCATCGCGCCGAGTTTCACACTATTTACGAAATTCTGGCTCACCCAAGCATTATTATTGTTAATCTGTGCCGCAATATTGTTATTAACGACCCCGATCTGACCCGCGATATAGTTACTCAGATAGCCACCCCATACAGCACCGTAGACATTCCCGTCCGGCGGCATAAACGCGTCGCCTGCATAGACTGAGCTGGGCGCGTGAAGCGAACCGTCATTGCGGAATTGGAATGACCGTATGCTGCCGTAACCGTCTACGAGGATTTCAGCGTAAGCATAATTACTGATAACCTCGACTATCCTGAAGGCAACAGAGCCGCCATCTTTAAAATCACCATCTCCGCCCCGGCCCTGCATGCAGGAGCGGAAAAGCGGCCCGTAAAGCGCCTGTCCGGCATCCCCGTTTTTTACAGCTGAAATAACTGTGAGGCTGGCTTCTTCATGCAACGTGCCGCCAGACATTGGTACCGCGTCGGCATCAGCCGCTGTGGGCGGGTTGGCCGTAGTAAACAACGCGCCCTCATCTGACGTATCAACAGTTACGTGTAATTTACCGTCCTCAGCCCAGTCCAGATAAATGTGGTGATTGCCTGATGAATGCAGACCGCCGTTTGCCTGGACGGCATTCCAGTTACCGACCTGATCGAGTGCAAGTACCTCTTTCGCTTTAGCCGTGTCTGTCAGATCGGACAGGTTTTTGTCGGCGTGCAGATAACGCTTGTCCAGATTCGCCAGCGGGAAAAGCGCCAGCCAGTCGCCAGCATCAGCAGCAGGTTCTGTGGCCGTTTCCTTCTGCGCCCGCCAGACGATGCCGCCGTTCACGACCGTGGCATTTACTGGCCACGTTCCCGCAGCCCAGTCCGGCAGCGCGTTCTGATACAGCCATAAAATGGCCTCATCGGTCCGCTTCTGAGTGGCGTTAAACCACTCCATCGGCGGAATGCCGTTGGTCGGATCGGTGACCGTTTTGCCGTCCGGATCCTTACCGTCCGTTGTCACACCCCAGCCGCGGGGCACTGATGGAAAATCCAGTACCTCACCCTCGTTTGCTCCGGAAGCAAATACGCTGCCGTCCGGACGTTTACCTGTTGCCATACCTTAATTCTCCACAAACGTATAATTCATGCCCGACGCGCGCGGCAGCACGTCGAGCGATTTCGCGCAGAAAAGCACAAAGGCCTCCGCACCGGTGGTGGTTATCTGCCAGTGACAGGCCCCCATAACATCAACCTGATAGCGCTCAGCCCCAAACAGCAGCTCGCACGCGCGCTCCAGGTCGTCCAGCATGCAGCCTGAGAAGTTTTTTATGCATCTCGCCTGAATGAGCGTGCGCATTTCCGTGTCGGTCAGGGTGGCCGAAGCGCTGGTCGTATCGCCGTGGCGGTACCAGGGTGAACCGCCCGCGCTGCTGACCTGAAAGCCCCGCGTATCCGGATACCCCTTAAAGGCGAAAAACTCACGTGCCACGGCCCCGTTCAGCACCCGGTCCTGCCCCGTGATTTTGCCGATGATGCCTAGATTCACGCCGCCTGCATGCTCTATATCCAGCATGTCGGGAACCGACAGCGCGCCGGTAAACGACTGCGTCATATCATCCGCCAGCGCCTGAATGGTCGCCCTGGCTTTTGTTTTAGTGACGTACTGTGAAATGAGTAAATCCGCATATCCGGTCATGAGCTGCTGTCCTCGATGACCTGCACGGTAATGCCGGTAGTCAGAAAGCGGGCCTTTTCGCGGGCACCGATGGTGACCGACAGCACGTCTGCCGGCGTTCCGCCATCACGCGCCAGCAGCACTTCACGGACGAACACGCCGGTCACGGCCCCCGCCGCCGCGCTCACGTCCGACCGGTAAACCCACTCCCCGGTTTTGTACGCCAGCGCCACGATGGCGGCCTTAACCGTGTCCTCATCGACGTGCGTAAAGTTCTCCCGCCGCCCGATTTTGATAACGGCGGTAACATCCACTGCCACCGGACGGTCAAACGCTATCGCCACGGTATTCCCGCTGCGGCGCGTCACGTCCACCGAGACCGCCCCCTGCAGGCCCGTTCCCGGCCAGTTGTCATAAATGGCCTTCGCCACGGCGGCGTTATCCCCGCCCTCGACGATATAGTTCACCGTGTGCGGCGCGACGCCGTCTGTATCGGTCTCATCCGTCCGGTTCTCCAGCGCCACCGCGTCGGTCACCCCGGTCAGCCCGGCGATGTCCGCCAGGGTGCCGTCCACGCAGTTGGTTGCCGCCCGCGAACGGGATTTATAAAACCGCGCCAGCAGCTCCGGATCCGTCTCTTCGTTTTCACCCGGCGTGGCCGCCACGGTGGTAACCGCCGAATCCCACCCGGCAATCACGGTGACGATGGTGAGCTTTGTTCCCGCATCCACGCTGAACTGTCCCGCCTCGGACGAGCGGAAGTCGGTTTTTACCGTCCCGCCAGCCCCGAAGGTGGCGTCCACCTGCGTCACCCACTGCGTGCCGCCGCCGCTGACCGTTGCACCTGCAGCAACCTTTTTGCCGGCGGTGCCGGTCAGCAACACGTCCTGCATCACCGAATAGGACGCACCACGGCGGGTCAGCCCGGCAAACGCCACCTTCTGCTCCAGCCAGGTGCCGGTCGCGTTGTCCGGGTCGTTCGCCTGCACGACGGCCTCAATCACGCCCTCAACGTCCGCCCGCATCTGGGCAAAAATGCCGATCATCTGCCCGTCCGGATCGTCCGGGTCCGTCAGAATATCGTCGCCGTAAATCCCCTTAAACTTCGTCACCAGGCCGGAAAAAATATCGTCGAGCCGGTCGGCGACGTAGCCCTGATCCGTGAGTGTGCCCATCAGACCGTTACCTCGCTTTCAGTGCCGTAAATGTCGGTGAAGGTGGCCGCGACAGTCAGCTTTCTCGTCTTCGGCATGTACTGCGTATCAAACGCTGTCAGCGCCTTCACCCCGTCCGTCTGCAGGATGCAGCTGCGGATGTCAGATTCCAGCTTCACGCGTGACCCGCGCCGCGCCATGTTGCCGGACCAGTCCAGACCGTGATCGAGGTTCAGGAACCAGTCCTGCTTCAGCGACAGCAGCCGGGTTTTCACCTTCTGGCGGACGCACTCAGATTTACTGGCGTAAGAACTGCGCCCGCGCCCGAAGGTCCAGTCGCCGTCCGCATCAAGCCGTCTTGTCCTCATGCCTGCGCCTCCGAGGTCTGCCCGTTCTGACTGTCGGTGTGGTGGTGAGATTTACTGCCGATGCCGTCAACCGTCACGTCGCCGCCGGTGACCGCCACAGAGCCGGTAATGGTCGCGGTTGCACCCTCACCGCCGCTGGCGGACAGGCCGCCGTTCATCGCCGCCGCGCCCGTTACGGTCAGCGTGTCGTCCATCGTGACCGGCTTCATAAATTCGGTCTCGCAGTGCACGGTCAGCTTCGTGCCATCGATGTCAACGTTCCCGCCAGTATCGATGGCCACATAGCCGGGACCGTCGAGCTGACGCATCACGATGGCGTCATTGCGGAAGCTGCCGATCCCCCGCGCCAGACTCGAGAACCCCGGCAGAAATCCGCCGTCGCTCCAGTCGTGCTGCCGGTGCTCGGCGGCCTGACTCACCTGACCCGTGCTGAACCAGTCATCGATGCAGCGATCGGCAAACAGCACCCAGCCCTCGTCGCCCGGATTCACCGGGAAGGTAAACGCAAACCCGCCGCCGCGCGGAAACTTCACCGGCACGTCGGCCAGCACCGGCGGCACCATCGCGCCTCCGTTCTCATCGGTTCCGGCAATGGCCGCCTGCAGCGTCACCGTCTGATTTTTATCGTCGAATGCCGTCACGATGGCCGGCATGGCCACGCGCAGCCGGCCCGATAAATCACCGGCCGAGGCCTCCATCACCGAGTCCACAGAGGCCGTATCGCGGTTAAGCGTGCTCATCCTGTTTCTTCCTCTTCTTCAGCTTTTTCGCCTGCTTAAACCTGCCGTTCACCAGCGTCAGCCGCGACTCCCAGCGGGACGCATGCGTATCGCCCTCTGACTTCACCGCCGCCACCTTGTAGTCGCCGTTATAGTCCGTGACGATGGACTCAATGCGCACCAGCGAGCCGACGGTGATTTCCGGGCGCAGCAGGCACGACACCTCCAGCCCCCGGTCGGTGGGTTTCGGGCTCCCCAGCATGCCGCTGCCTTCATTCAGCAGTGCCCCCTCACCCGGCAGGCAGTAATCCGGATGCAGGATGTGCAGCTCGCCGTTCTGGATCATCCAGTCCGCACCATGGTGGTCGGCAACCTGCGTCATGACGTGCCGCGCGGGGCCGTAGCAGACCTTCGCCCGCTTAAACGTCACGGTACTGGGCAGGCCGATGTTCCCCGGCGTAATGCCGCTCATCTGCCCCGCACAGTGTGAAATCACGTCCTCATGCGTGCTGCCCGCCGCCAGCGTCACGTTCACGAACGCATCCCGGTACGCGGTCGCGCCGTCGTCACAGGTCAGCTCCAGAATAAAATCCAGACCCTCGCGGATAACGGCAGGCTTTGTAATCTGCCCGGCGTACAGCACCCGGCAGTTCTCAAGCGAGCCGTAGCCGACCGCCAGCGATACCTGCTTAAACTCCCCGCCGGTCACCTGGTGACGGTGCGAAGGGTTCAGGTTCCAGACGCGGATCGTGGCCTTGTTGGGCGTTTTGTCGTGAGTGTGGGAAAGACTGAATGCGGTGCGGAGGTTGTTTATCTGAATGGATTCTTTGCTGTTGCCGATCGTCAGAATGTACTGACGGCCATACTGCTTAATCGCTGTCATCGCTCCTGTCCACCAGATAAAGAATGCAGCGGCTGCCCATGTCACTGCCGCCAAAAGGGTTGAGCGCGTTACCGCTGCTGTCGTACAGGTACAGCCAGAACGGCAGGCGGGTGCGCTTCAGCACCGGCACGCCGCAGACCAGGGCATAGCCGCTGATGAGCGCTGACGACGTGCCGGCATCGGTGATATCCACCAGCCACTGTCCGCCGGTGGGCACCGGGTTATAGCGCAGGCTCAGCTGATATTTTGTGTCGCCGACCGCCACCTTCATGGTCTGGTACGGGTCGCTGCTGACTGCGAGTCTGTAGAGTGTTGCCATGCCCGCTCTCCGGCTTATTTGATGGCCTCAATAAGAGGAACGACCGCAAGCACCACAACGCTGACGGCACACAGCAGGATTGCCATGCCTGCACAGAACTTCAGCCATGGACTCGATGAAATGGACATTATCAGGCCCTCCTTCGGGTGTATTTTTATCTTAAAATTGCTATTATCTGAGTCGTTGCTCGACACAACATCCTCCCTGTGAAACAGGCATGAAAAAGCCCCGCACTGCTGCAAACAGTCGGGGCTTCGTTTTTTCAGGTACTTATGTTCCGGACAATAAAAAGCCCACCGGAGTGGGCTTGTAATCACTTTGATCTGGGACGAAAGCGTCACTTCCTGAGTATTAACCGCCTGGTTACCAAAGAAAGCAGCCATGCGATGATCACCACCGCCAATATAGTCACCATTGTAGTGGCCGGATCTTCTGCCCACTGGTAATCGCTTCCCAACCACTCTAAACCACCTGGGCCAATTTTGAAAAACAGCCAGGAGCCGAATGTTAAAATCATGTTGTTCAATGGCGTGATATATTTGATCAGTAGCATTGCCAGGAAAATGTAAATCAGCCCAGTGAAGATTTTAACTAACACATTTCGCATAATCCGCTTTCCCCATCACATCAACATATCCGTAAGCCATCAGACCACTCCGCGAACCTGGCACTTTCACCTTACTGGTGCGCAACAAAGCCTGCCTGATTAGTCTGAAATCACTTACGCGAAAAAGCGTTATGCAACCCCATGACTCACCACTTCCATCGGGCCGTAATGGGTGCAGGCGAAAACCAGTGCGTTTTACCCCGTTAACAAAGGTGTAGTCATTCATCGTATGGGAGTTATATAACCCAAACCATTCTGAATGATCTGTGTTATGCAGAAAATCAAGAAACGCCCGTCTGGCTTGCGTGTAAATGCCACCCTGAGGCGGTTCAACTATCCAGTAGCGACCGACAGGAATAGAACCCTCATCGGCGAGGTATTCACAATTCGGATCGTTGATATGCTTCTTACGTCCACTGAGAACCGGGAACCGGCCAACACCGTAGACCAGTAGCTCACCTTTACCGCTCTTTCTGGCCTGATTGTCATACGTCATTCGCATTGTCAGCATTTTCAGAGATCCATTCAAAATGATGCCAGTAATGTTAACGTGTATTAATGGATTCAGTTACTGGTGATTTGATCATGAAATGGCACTATAAATTTGATTTCAATCGACTGAAAGCAGAGGGTCCCGCATCGCGTGCAACGATCGGGGCCTTCTGCTTTTGGCGAAGACAAAAAAGATAAATTATTGTGCTATACCCAGTGCGGCGGCCTGCTCCTTCAGCTCCGGTGGCATGTCTGACTGCTGCAGCTGCTGATTTCCCTTGTCCACCGCCTTCGCAGCCTGTTTAGCTGTACGCCCGCCGGTTTTACCCTGTGATGGCACCTTGAGACCGCTGGCGGTCTGCGTGGTCGTGATAAATATCTCCCGGCACTTCAGGCTGAACGCCGCCGAGCCTTTGCGGGTGAACTTCACGTCCACGCTGAGCAGCAGGCACTGATCGTAGCTGGCCGTCTGCGTGGTGATGGCAATCGGAGTGGCTGACTGCTGCATGCTGCGCAATGCCTTCAGCGCATCCGCCACGCGCTGATCGCTGGTAGCAAGGTCAACGGAATCACTGTCCAGCAGCGACGGCAGCCAGGGTGCCAGCGCACGCTGCCCCGTTGAGCCGCCCACCAGCGAACTGGCCGCAGACGCCACCTGATCCAGCACCCGGTTTGCCAGGCTGACGCCCTGTGCTGTGATACTTTTTATTTCGCCCGGAATCGGCAGGTCGTCAATAAAATCCGGTTCGCGCACATAGTTGTCCTCTGCCAGCTGGCTGAACAGCGTGTCGGTCGGGTCGAAATCCACCATAATGCCGGTAATTTCAAATGGCCGCGGCGTCAGTATGGCGTGATCAGATATCTGTGAACCGGATTCCACCGGATTATCGGTGACCTTCAGCTCTGAATGATGAGTCTCATCCGTCACCACATCGAACACGAAGGTACCGATTTTTGTTGTTACTGCTGCATCACTCAATATCGCTTCCCTCCCGTCCCGTGGTTTTCCATCGATGAGGCCAGCCCGCTGTTTGCCTCACGCAGGCCCGCCGCAAATCCGGCAGCATCCTGGGTGTACACGTTGACCGGGCCGTGGATGTTGACGGAGTGATCGTCTCTGTGCTCAACCGATGCGGCTTTCTGTCCGGAATTATCAGGGCCAGCAGGGCCATGCGTACTGAACTGTCTGCCCGCCGCACCGGACGCTGCTGTTGCAGGATCGGCTTTTACCGGGCCGGATGGCAGGGTGAAATAATCGCGGTAGGCGGCCGGGCGGTTGGCCTTTGTCCACTGCGCAATCTGCCCCAGCGTCCAGTCAGGATGCGCAGCCTTCAGCGCCTTCAGATAGTCGCCGCTGCCCTGCCGGTGCTTCTGCGCGGCGTCATCTTTTGCCACTTCCTCAGCCATATATCTGCCAACGCCGCCCTGGTGCTCTCGCTGCTTGTCTGCCAGATCTTTCTTTTCGGCATCCGACAGCTCAGGAGCGAGCCCGATGGATGACAGCGCCTGGCGGCCCTTCAGCGTGCCGATATCCATGTAGTCCAGCCAGTACCGGAACCAGGCCATCATGCGCGTAATGCCATGCTCAAAAGCACTGAAAAAATCATTCAGATACCCCTTATCCATGATGCCCAGCTTAAATTCGTCCCACTTTTTGATCAGAGAGGCAATACCCGCAATGGCACCAATAACACCTGCGGCAATCAGACCCGGCAGCAGGGCCAGCGGATCAATCAGCGCAGTCAGGGCCGCAACAGCGGCCTCACCGTCACGCACCAGCTCAAGTGCGGCGGCCACATCGCGGAATCCGCCGGCCAGTTTCGCCACCAGACCGATAATGGTTGTCCACTTCGAAACGACGAAAATACTGGCGAGAATAAACTCAATGCTGTGCACGCTGCCAAACCACTGACTGAACTTTTCGGCTACCAGCCCGGTCAGCCTGACGGCCTCGGCCACGATTTTCACAATCAGCGTCAGGATCTGGCTGATACCGGACAGCATCTGATGCGCGTCCGGCGATTTTGCCCAGGTTTCCCACTGCGTGATCAGGCTGAACAGCTCATCCTCCAGCGCGGCAAACACGTGGTTGTCCATGATTTCCATCTGGAAGTTTTTCCAGTCCATGCCCCAGCGGGCGATCAGCCCCGTCATGGTTTTGGCATGCTTGTCCATCGTGCCGCCAAAGCGGTCTTCCAGAATTTTTGTCAGCTGCTCTATGGTTTTATTCGCATCGCTGATATCCAGCTTTATGGGTATCGTCTGGCCTTCGCGATTTATATAGGAACCGTGGTAAGACGTTTCGCCGCCTTTACTGCTTTTATGCAACTTGATACCGGCCTGCGCGATAGCCCCGCCCATGGCATAGCGCCCTTCCAGCAGTTCGCCCACGTCCTTGCCCAGCATGTACCCGATCCCCGGCATGGCGGCCATGGTATCGCCCATCGCCTTCATGGCGGCGGCTGTCGGCTCAACGCCGTTATTTTTCAGCGACAGAAAAGCCTCTTTTGCCGCATCCAGACCCATGACCGGATTGGCGCGGGCAAAGTTAACCAGCCAGTGAAACTTCTGCTCTCCCTCGGCCGCCGTGGTGTAGAGCGATTCGAAGGTGACCTTCATGTCCTCCATTTCTTTGGCGGTTCGGATAAACTCGCCGCCCACTTCTTTTGCCATTTCCGCGCCCTTTTCCAGCGCGTGGGAGAGCAGGTTGGCCGCCGTGATAGTGCTAAGCAGGGAATGGCGGGTGGATTCACCGTGATCGCCGATGCGCTGCAGCTGTTCGTCAAACGCCTGCCCGCCGCGTAGGTCGGCCTGAAAGCCCAGTGCATAAAGAAATTCATCAATAAGGGCCATGATTCACCTTTTACACGTTTGCCTTGTGTGTATATGTGTGTATAATTATTTTCAGGTTAGGGAGGATATATGAAGTCTGCTGACCTGATAAAGGAACTGACCGCCGCCGGATGTGAACTCAGAAGGCACAAAGGCACCAGCCACCAGATTTGGTGGTCACCGCTGACCGGAAAAACATTTCCGGTTCCTCACCCGAAGAAGGATCTTCCGGTCGGTACGGTCAAATCCATCAAGAAACTGGCGGGGATTTAATCCCCGCCGCCTCAGGAGGTTAACGATGTTTTTCTCAGTGGGTGTGGAAACGCCAAAAGATGAAAACACTGCATACGGTCTGATTGTCCCGGCTCTCTGCAATGATGAATACGGATGCTTCTCTGCCGCTGACGATCAAAAACATATCGCCCCGATGGTGCGCGAAGCGATACTGATGACACTGGAAGACATGATCCAGAGTGGCAAATACAGCCCTGAAAGCTTCATTGATGCGGGTCATCTGACGTATGCCGCACTGCCTGACTATGCTGACTACGACAGCTGGTTTGCTATTGATATCGATCTGTCAGAGTTCGAGGGCAGACAGCAGCGCATCAACATTGCCCTGCCGGATACGCTGATAAAGCGCATCGACACGCGCGTGAAAGAAAGCGCTGGACAGTATCGCGACCGGAGTCATTTTCTCGCGGAGGCCGCCCGGCATGAACTGCTGGGCGGGTGATAACACTGACGGCTGTGAATTATTCCTCCTCCGGCATATCCCTTTGCCTGATCTCGTCTGACTCCCTGATGGCGTCATGCAGCGCCATCAGGTCAGCCAGACTGTAGGCCGTCTTCAGCTCGGCGAGGCTGGCGAACTTACGGATGACGGGTGTCCAGATGAACCAGTCAGGGCCGTCCCCGCTTTCGGTAACGAAGCATCCGCTTCCCCCGCCACCTCCCGCGCCTTCGCCAGGAACGCCATCACCGACTCCATCCCCGGAAACAAACTGCCCAGCGTGGCGCGGATACCAGTAAAAAAATCCTCAAACTGGTACAGCGCCCCCTCCACCAGCAGCTGCGGCAGGTGTGACCGGTACGTATTGAGGTGCGTTTCGGCCTGGTCTGCCAGCTTAAACGCCATGGCGCCCGCCTCCGTTCTGACCACCGTGCTGCCGAACACCATGCCCTGCAGCTCCGACAGCTCCTTACCGTCCATTACCGAGAACGCCAGCGCAATGGCGGTGGCCATCGAGCCGTCGCCCCCGTTCATCATCTTGCTGCGGCCGATAGCCCCCAGCAGCTTCTGCAGGCAGCTCCAGCCCTGCACCGCGTTTACCGGCGTCATCACGTAGTCCACCCCGTCCAGGGTCAGCGTTTTTCTCAGTTCCATCAGTATCCCATCCCCGGCATCAGCAGCAGGCTGCCGGTTTCAAATACCATAGTGAATACATTCGGATTGTGCTGTGCTCCACGCGTGTATGCAGGCAGAGCAGTAAAATAGCCTTTTGAACCGGTCGCCACGTCATCATTAAGCAGGTCGGTGATGATGAGCGAGAACGGCGTAAACGACTTAATACTTTTGCGCTGCAGGGCGCGCTGCTGACTGAGCCAGGCACAGTCAGGATGATGCTGCAGCATGCGGATGGTCAGCACCGTGGACTCGTCCGGATTGCTGATAAACACGCCGGTACCGTGCGCCCCGATCGCGTACTCACCTGCGTCTTTGGCGTACTTGTAATCGATGGCGTTATTCTCCGCCGTGAACCCGGTGATCACCCGTTCGTTCAGCATCAGGTGAACCTGTTTAATATCAAAAGCAGCCATAACTTAACGCTCCGTATTCACTGTAATCTGCACCGAATGGACGGCACCGGCCAGATGTGCGCAGACGGTGATCGGCGGGCATTTACGCGCTTTTTTATCATCGTCAGACAGCGTGTCCACCGAATCCGCATAGATGTAGTAACCGCTTTCCAGATAGTCGCCGGTTGCCAGCTGGCCGACCTTATCACCCGCCCAGATGCCCGGCCCCACCAGCCCGTTTTTCACCGCCATGCGCATCACCGCATCGATGTAGCCCTTAATGGTGGTGACGCCCGCATCGGACAGCGCGATCCTTTTCAGCTCAGCAAAGGCGTTAAAGGTGTTGGTCTGGATTTTATTTTTCAGCCAGTCGAGGCCGATAACCTCATCCGCCCAGTAGACCTGCCCCAGCATCCAGCCCTCGGCCAGCATCGCTTTGGTACCGAACTTCGTGTAGTAGTTGACGCCCAGCGCATCCAGCTTGTCCGCCGTGGTGCTGTCCATGTCCGGATCCGGCGTGACGCCGGTCAGCGTTTTAAACTTCAGCGTCAGCAGAGAATCTGAGGCACTGAAGTTGATTGAGCACAGCAGCGCGGCAGCCGAGACTGCCCCGGACGGACCGGGTATGCTGACGGTGCGGTCCGCGAGCAGCAGCGTGCGGTAATACTCTTTTTCGGCCAGCGCCTTAATTTTCGCCAGCGCCTTGCTGCTGATGTCGGTAATGGTGACGGCCTGAATTTTCCCCGCCGCCTGAATCCAGGCGCAGGCCTCTTCGAACTCCGCATCATCCAGCGTCACGCCGACCGGCGCACCGCAGTACCAGCCGGACCAGCTGGCATTGAGGTTTTCGTAGGCTTCGGACAGGGACACGCGATCGCCTGACGAGTCCACCGGCCAGACGGCCACGTACAGATACTGCGGGCGCGATGTCTGCTCAAAGAACAGCTCAGCCGTGGACAGCAGCGCACTGCCGGCGTCGGGAAAATCGCCCTGAAACGCCTTAAGATTGCCGTATTTACGGTACACGTCATCGTCAAACGCACCGGCCGCCTCCGTGGTGAACAGCGTGACCGTGCCAAAATCGGCCGCTGAAACGACGTCAGCGGGCGCGTTGACCGTGACGGGAATAACGTCATCAATGTCGCGGGACATGATTACCTCTCGATATCAAAATGGATTATGCCGGTCGCCGTGGCGATGCCGACGGGAACGGTCCGGATGGTGGAAAGCGGAACGAGATAGCTGTCATCGTGGGCCAGGGTCAGGGTCATTACCGCCCTTTCCTCCCAGCCGCCGGGCACGCCTTCGGAGACATTGCGGGGCAGCGTGTAATGCGGGCAGCTTGTTCCAGCGGCGGTCAGGGACTGCATACCCGGCGTGGAGCCCAGCCATGCAGACAGGCGGCGAAGTATCACCATGGCCCCCGGACCAAATGCCTGCACGCTCACCATCAGCTCAAGATGAAGGCGGATTTCCTCCTCATCCTCTGAAATCTGCTCCCGGCCCGGTGGACCCAGTTGCACGGCAGAGATTTCACGCAGAGTAATAAAACAGGCGTCAGGAATGCGCTCACCCGTATCGCCCAGCACCACCGTTACCGTTTTGTCAGGCGTCTGCAAAGCCGCCGCTATCGGGCCCTGAAGGTGCGCCAGTTCGAACCGCGACCGCGTAGTAATAGCCATAGTCAGAGAAGTCCTGTAGATGTGTGACGCTCCAGCTTTCACCGTGCCAGGCCACCACGTCACCGAACGCCATACGCTTTGCGGCCAGCACCACGATGGCGTCATGCAGGCGGGTGCCTTCCGGCGCGAACTGCAGCGCATCCATGTCGGCGGGGTAAATTACGCCCCGGTTCTGGCTCTCGCCTGCCGGCTGCCAGTTGTTACTGACCGGATGCGAGACGGTAAACCGCTGGCTCATGCGCCCGGTCACCACCCGGCGGACGTTGGGCCTCATTTGCTGCTTCCCCCGATGTCGGTAATAAAGGTGATGGCCTGGAACATGTCGCGCGTATCGATAAGCGGCGTATCTTTCCCCCCTTTTTTCTTCGCCGTGCTGTCCGCATTCGGCTGCAGGTGTCCGTCAGTGAACGCGGCCCGCAGCTTCGTGCGCACCCGGCTGCCCACCAGCGTCATCGCTTCGTCCACAGTGATTGTGCCGTTGAGCACCGTTTTCGCGCGTATTGCCATCTCTTTGCGGAAGTAATCATTCTGGTGGAAGGTGTAGCGAAAAATGGAGCGCTCCGGGATGTGGATAGTGTGCGCCGGCACGCGGTGGAAGGTCTGAAAGTTGCCGTTTTTACGGAACTGACCGCTGTACGCGAACGTGCCGTCTGCGCGGATGCGCCGCGTCACGCTGACCGTGTGCTCAGGCACATGAACATCACCGCCGTACTCATGCAGCTCCATCAGCCCGGCGTTGCCCATCGGCAGGCCGTCCTTGCGCGGGTTGTTCTCGCGCGGAATGCCCACCCGGACGCCCGCCTGCTTCAGCGAAATCATGCCCTGCAGCAGGTCTCTGACCTTCGTCGTATCCGGTCTGTCGCCCATATCACGCCCTCACCGCAAACGTGTTTATCGCCACGGAAAGCAGCCCGCGTAGCAGCCCGGACAGCCAGGGAAAATAAACCTCCCCGCTGTCTGCCTCGCCGGAGTACTGCAGGCTGACCTTACCGGCCATTTCCATCGTCACGCCGCGCGTCAGCGTACCGTCCAGCTCGCCGTCCTGAGCCGCAAGCGCCAGACGACACTGCGCCTGTACCAGCTGGCGGGGAATCGCATCCGGACACAGCATTTCATCATCCAGATAAATGCCCCTTCGCGGCCAGGGCAGCGGCTGGCCGGATTCACTGCGGACACCCTGCCAGTTCAGCCCGTTCAGGTAGTCCATGGCCAGAAACAGCAGTGCCGGGCACTGATCATCATCGGGTACGTCATGTCCACGCGAGGCGGCGAAGGTTGTCAGTTCTGTTGCGCTGGCGTAACTGTTGAACCCCGGTGAATCCGGATCCGTATCAATATCCATAGATGTGCTCCATAGAAAAAGGGGCCGGAGCCCCCTCAGTGATTAGCTGGATTCACCGCCGCCGATGCTGATCAGCACGCCTGCAGTAGCCTTGTTCTCCTTGAAGTGCTTCGTCCAGTTGCCTTTAGTACCGATTTTAGTGATATCCGGATTCGCCCCTTTTGCCGTCGCCCAGCTGTAGCCCAGCAAGTCGATGTTCACCCCCCCTTCAGCGCGGTAGCCAATGGCGAGGTTCTCCTGATCGTTGATCGGGTACGAACGGAAGCCAGGCGCCTGCGACTCGGTAATTTTTACCGCGTTAGGCACCAGTCCCAGGATCACATCTGCAGGACAGCGGTCGGTGACCAGTACCGGTTTGCCCAGGGTGCCGGGCTGACCGCCATAGACCACCACGCCCGCCTCTTCGTACAGCTTGTTGTCGATGGCCTGATCGACAATATCGAAGTAGGTTGCAGAGTGCATAACGAACAGCGAGACACGGTTGAACTTATCGCCGTACTTGCGCAGGCCGCGGGTCAGCGTTTTTTTGCCGTCGGTGGCAATGTCGGCACTCACCTGCATGTCATTGTTATTACCAATGGCAGCCACCAGCGCCTTAACGGCATAACTGATATAACCTTCCAGTGAGGCATCTGCGGCATCGGTGCCCACCACTTCAGAGAACTCGCTCACGTCACGGCCGCGGCGCTTGAATGCCTCCTCCGTCGTGGTGTAGGGGCCGTATTTCCAGGGCGTTTTGACGCCCACCGCTTCGCCGGCACCGATTTTCTGGCCTTCCACGGTTTTGGTGGACTCGACGTCGCGGAATTCAATCGAACCACCCACCTGATAAAAGGCGCGTTTTTTAAAGTCGCCTTCAATCAGTTCGTTATCGAGAATGATCGCGCCGTTCGACGCGGCGTTAAATACGTTGAGATTATCCTGGCGACGTTCCAGAAAGGCGGTCTGCGCCAGATCGTCATAAATGATCATGTCGGCATTGGTTGTCGTTGACATGGTTTTTCAGTCCTTAGTCTTTAGGGAGGCGCAAAAAGGCCTGCTGGCCATGTTTGCGGATATAGTCTGCTTTCTGCTGTGACGACATGACAGAACGTTTCAGCATACCGCCCGCACCGGAACGGTGACCACCTGCCCCGGTACCCTCGGCCTGCGGGAACAGATGCGGTGCGGTTTCTTTCAGGGATTCGGCCCACTCCAGTGGCGTCAGCGGGGTTTTGCCGTCTTTGCCCAGCACCGGGCTACCCTCACCGTCCACCGCCACGGCCTCGCCGTCATCGTTCAGGGTGAAGGTGCCTCGCGCGCGCAGAATGATGTCGTCGGCCGCCCCCGGCAGTGCGCCGGTCTTCAGCGCCGCACTGCGGATGGCATCGCCCAGCACGCGGTCACTGAATTTTTTGGTAAACGCTTCGGCCTTTTCAGCGCGCTCGTTGGCGGCTTTGATCTGCTTATCCACATCGGCACGCAGGCGTTCGGTGCGCTTGTTCAGCACGTCGTCAATTTTTCCTTCGGCAATCAGCTTTGCCTCTTCGTCGTCGGAAAAACGCTGCAGAATGGATTTGACGGCGTCCGGATCGATACCGTCAAAACGCGCGAGGTTGTCTTTCTGCTGCTTAATGGTGCCCAGCAGTTCGCTGTTTTTAGTTTTCAGGCCGCTCACGGCGCTGTTGATACGCTGCTCAATGAGCTGCTGAATTTCCGGCGTTATTTCCGGCTCACCACCTGATGGTGCGCCGCCGTCGCCGTTCTCATCAGCTGCCGCGTAATATTTCAGGAACATATTTCTGAAAAGCATATTTCCCCTCGGGAGTGGTCAGTTACCGGGCTTCGCCCATAAAAAAGCCCCGGCTTAGCCAGGGCTGCTGTTCGCTATGAAGACGTCAGTCGAGACCGGCGCGCTTAAACGCTGCGGCGTCGCGCTGGCGCAGTTCGTCCAGCGTCAGCCACCGACCGTCTTCGGTATAAAAGGAAGAAAGTTTTAGCCCGCCGCTGCGCAGCAGCTTTCCGCGTGCGGGACCGAGTATCGCATCCTGAAGGCTGGCCAGCTGACGGGCTATCCAGGCCGGATAGGTGATCGGCTCCGGCACCTCACCGCTTAGCGCATCTTTTTCAGCGCCGGTGAGGTCATCAGGCAGCAGGCCCATTTCCTGCCAGCTCCTGAATATCAGCGTGTACGTGGAGCGGCAGTGAAAATGCAGCCGCCCCGGACCGTCGCCCCACGGTATACCGTGCTTAATGGGCTGGTTGTCCGGGGTGTAGGTCAGCGCATCGCGGATCCAGCACGGCGGCGAGGTTTTATTGTCCAGAGTGGACAGCCACTGTTTGGCCCTGATCAGATGATCGTTCGCCGCTGCCGTCTGCTCCCGCACGACTTCAGCCGCATGCGCCAGCGTGCTGTAGCCGATGGCCGAGGCATTGGCCCGGCTTTTGTTCAGTGCACCATCCTGCCAGTTACGGGCCTTAGTACCGCGCACGTCCCTGACTATCTGATCCGGCGCGTCACCACTGCCCAGCCCGGTGCGTACCGTATTAACGATGCGCGCAAAGCGATCGGCCTCCAGCTTATCAGTCCAGTCTTTCAGCGCATAACCGTGAAAGGGTTCGGCCACGGCCCGCACGTAAGCCTGCCCGGCATCGATTTTTTTCAGCAGCCCGCGCTGGCTCACCACTTCCGGCAACAGGGACTTCATCAGGTCGAAGCCAAATCCGGCCTCATACTCCGTGAAATCCTTCAGCACCTGACCGAGCTCGCCGAAAAAGCGCGTCACCGCCTTTAGGTTAATCTCCCTGACGGGTGCCAGCAGTCGGGACAGTTTTTTAACGGAAAGACTGCCCGCCGGCATATCTTCCAGCGCCACCAGCAGACGGGCTGCCAGCTCTGCATCATCCGCGCTGAGCGTGGCCACCAGCTTACTGACTACCCCGGCCTCATAGCGCGTCAGGTGAACCCGGTGCGCTATCAGCTCGTCGCGCAGACGCTCATTTATCGTCGCCATCAGTCAGTCCGGTAAAAGTGGGGGCTTTGTCCTTCAGCGCCTGTATGACGTCATCCGGATCGGCGGCAGGGTCAATAATGTCCAGCTTCTGGAATACCCGCACCAGATCGTCGTCACGCATAGCACCCGACTGCCAGGCACTGACAATGGCCGACACCATGCCGGAATCGGCCACGCGGGAGATAAATTCCTGGCTCAGTGTATAGCTCCAGCCGCCTGAGGCGTCACCGGCATAACGGGCACACCAGTTCAGCGCCCGGGTGTAGGCCTCGGACACGTTAGCCACGCAGATACTCAGCAAAGACGTGGCGGCGCTCTGCTCGCTGCTGGCCTGCGTGGCCGTTTTTACTGCTGAATTCTGCTCAATCAGCCGCGCACCCAGCGCCACCATATAGTCGCGCTTACTGTCCATCGCCTCTTTCGCCAGCATGTTCGGCTGCGCCTGGGCATAACCAAACGCGCCATCCTTCGGCAGCATCAGCGGATTACGCGATCCCACCTTAACGCCGGACTTTTCCAGATGATCCCGCCATTCCGTAGTAAGGCCCGACATCCACGGCTGAACCTGCCCGCAGAACCACACGCTGTCCTCATAGTCGGCGCTGTTACGGTAATGACCGAGATTTATTTCGGCCAGGGCAGCCAGCGGCGGCTCGTCCAGGGTCGGATCGTTATTTTGTGCACCAATAAAGGCAAAGGGAATTTCGTCCCAGGGTGATGCAGACGCAAACGCACGCGGCGTGGTTTCTTCAGCAACGGCGTAAGGGCCTGTCTCATCAGGTCTGGTGCGTTTCCATACCCTGCAGACGAATATTCCGTTTTCCAGCGTCAGTTCACGATACTGCACGCGCACTTTAAAGCCGAACCCGTCAGGCTCTTCCGTGACTTCGCGCAGGACCACCAGCACCAGGGATGTGCGGCCCTTTATCGTCTGCGTGCGCCAGTTGATAATGTCTTCAGCCCGGTACCCGACAATAATCGGACGTTTGTCTGCCGCTGAATAATCAGCAAACAGCCCTTCGCGGCCCGCCTCAAGAATATTTTCCAGCACCACCTGCGACTGCTGATAAATGCTGGTACCGGCCCCGTCCGCATTATTCAGCAGACTGGACAGCTTATCCGGCGCGTTGATGGTGGGCACCTTACGAAACGCCATGCCCAGCATGCCGATTTTGGTGTTACCGGTGATGGGGTAGAAAACGGCACGGTCCAGATAGTCCTCATTGCGCCGCCTGTTACGGGCGGAACGGTCGGTCGGGTCCAGCCGGGGAAGATACTCATGACCGGCACTTTTAACAGCATCAGCTCCGCGACAGACGTCACGGATCATCTTCCACAGCGGCATTGCCGCCCTGTGCTCGGGGCGGACAAACGTAATGTCGTAGTTTTCGCTCATCAGAAAGTCGTATCCAGAGAGATGGAGAATGCAGGTTTTACGATTGGGAACTGCTTCACTATGTAATAACCACCAGCATCGTTGGGATGGTCATTGCCAGACTTTTTGTCCGGCTCACCGTTATCGCCCCAGACCTGTTGCTCCAGCGACTCGGTATAAACCGGACAACGTTTCACATTAACCTTGTAGCGACGCTCATTATTGCCATTGCAGAGCATGGCGTTCATGGCATTAATACGATCTTTTACCGGCGGGTTAGCCTCATTAACAATGACATGAAAGCCTGCCTGTCTGAGCTGGGCGATATCAGTCGTGCTGGCATTGCTCGATTTACGCGAATCCCCTGATGCATCAGGGTAAATATAAATTTCCCGCACCTTCCGATAATCGTTGCCATCATAGAGCCAGAAACGCTCTTTGATAATACGGATCATGTCCGGTGTGTCGTAAGCATTGATGATTTCACTCACTGCGCACGGTAACCCCAGGCGAAGGACGTGGACAATACCCGCCATTTTCCCCACGTTGAAATCCATACCAATATAAAGTGGTTCGCCCGGCTGCTCTTCTTCTTCGCAGTTATTAAGTCTGCGATCAAACGGATGATAAATCGTGCCGCTGGTCAGGTTGGTAAAAAGACCGCGCAGGTACGCCTTGATCAGTTCAGGCGGGTACGATTCCATCAGCGAGGGGATATAGTCCGGCGGCAGATTTTTCTCGTTATCAAACGTCGAAGCCTGCACCAGCCCGTATAGAGTTGTCAGCGTGGGCTTATTGCGTACAGCTTTAACAAACTGCTGATAAACGAATTTAAATCCTTCGGGTGTGGTCGTAACGTCAATCCCGTTCCGCAGGCCTGGTACTTTATAACGCATGCGGGCAATGATTTTTCGCCAGGCCAATTCCGCTTTTTTCGCGGGCATAACATCCAGCTCATCAATCAGCGCATTACCGATTTTGAAACCCACAATCGTCTGCGGTTTTTCCATCGATCGGCAAATCGTCGTGCCGCGGTACTGCCTGCCGACGTAGAAGTGCACCTCTTTATTACTTTCATTGATTTCAACGCGCATTCCCCAGTCAAAGGCAACTTCCTCAACCGTCGGATAAAAAATGTCGCGGATCTGCGGATAAGTAGGTGCAAAATATCCCTGATTGATGCGGGGGTGCTCCCACATTTCTTTACAGATACCACCACATCCCACCCACGTTTTACCGGAGCCAAACCCGGCAACGTATGCCCTGAACTTGTGAGGCATGGCAAGAAATCGCGCCTGAGGAATATTAAGTGTCGGTGAGATCCCCATCGTCATCATTCCTTACGCGGGCATCCACGACGTTAATATTAATGGCCACTGGTATCGGCTCGTTGTCCTCCGGTTCTGAAGACAGTTCTCTGCGCAGTTTCTCAACTTCAAGCTGGCGCCGCTCTATTTCAATCTGCTGCAGGCGCTGAGCAAATTCGCTCTCCGCCAGCCCAAGACGCTTCATAACTGCTTCGAACATCCGCTCTCTGTTGATTGTGGATATCTCCACACCGCCCTTAGTGATTTTCGTTCCGGCATAGGCAAGTAGCCCGACTGAAGACAGCTTCGTTGAGTCCTGCATGACTGCGCGGCCAATACCTTCACCGTTACAGCGTGGACATTCAGGATTAGGATCGCGGGTGTGGTTGTAGCCATAACCGCCTGTATCGAGAGGCTCCTTGCGTTTCCGCTCAAGCGCCTCGGTGCGTTTTTCTTCAAACTCAACGGCATCACGCCACTGGTACTGATAACCAAAGCCCCAGCAGTACCGACAGGCACCACGACGATATTGCGAGATTTCGTTGGCATCGAAGGTGGCAAGCTGCCAGGCCTTTTCCAGTACCTTATCAGCTGACCCAAGCGTGCGCATGATTGAGGCTTTTTGCTGCTGCGCAATTGCCTGCGCAATTTCAACTTTTTTCAACAGACGCTGACCTATTGAATAAGCCGTTTTCTCACTGTAGCCGGCACGAATGGCAGCCTGAGTCGCATTGCTGTCTTTCAGATATTCCGCGATAAACAGGCGTTGCTGGTCAGTAAGTTCATTATCGCTGCTTAGCAATTCTGCGCTTTTTTCTTTCTGCGCAGTGCGCACTTTTTCCTGCGCAATTTTTGGCGCGCTTTGCGCAGATGGCTTTTTTATGTAGCGACGCGCTGATGCATAATTCAGCCCCTGCGCCTCACACCAGTCTTTCGGGGAAATGCCGATTTTTGCATGTGCGGACAGGAACCGTTGCTGAAGTTCGCCCCAGTCCGGCTTTGCCATACAGAACAATCCTCTGGTTCGTAAAATATACTGCCGGGGATAACCAATATCGATACCAGCCAAAACAGAACATCTGACCTGTTCCGGTGACTGGCCAGCAGCATATTGCAGAAGTTTATAAAATGCCGGTCTTTCCCGGCCGTCCGTCTGCACCCGGCACCCTTTTTACTCGCGGAGCATAGGCGGTTGCCGTCAAAGACTGCGGGTGTTATTTGCCCCACCGCCCGCCGGGGTTGTCGCAATCTTCATCGGGCGCACTGCAGGAATGCGCCCTGTGCTGATTACTCAGTGACTTCTTCATCGCCGTGCTTGTACTGCAGGCCGTCGGCGTAAGCCTGAACCTCAGCGGTAAAGTCCGCCTTCGCGTCTGCAGCAACCTGTTCCGCCAGCGCTTTTGCAACTACGCCGGATTCGTCGCTGAATGCGGCGGCCACTTTATCGAAGTTGTCACCCAGTGACGCTTTCACCGAGTCTTCGTCGACCAGAGTGAGGTGACTGACAAACCCGGTTACCGCACCGGTAATTTCATCATCGGATGGCGCAGTGTAGGTCTGTTCGACGATCGCGCTGATGACGGCGGCGCTGCGCAGGGTAATGAGGGCTTTTTTCTGAATGCTGCTTGCCTGAATAGACATGGTTTTATCCTTGTGTGGATGGATGAGCTGATTGATCAGCCTGGAAATGAGGCTCATGGTGTTTACCCGATGGTGGGCATAAAAAACCCCCCTCAGCTGGCGGGGTCAGGTGCGGCGACGGAAGGCATAACTGCCTATACCTTCTCTGCCGAGTTCGGTTTCTGCCGTATTGTGCTCGATACAGTCAAAGCCCTGGCCGTCAAACCAGCGTATAAGCCCTGCGTGGGTCCAGTACCATAAATGCTCCGTCTTCCGAAAATGGCGCGATTGCAAAATAGCATCACCTCCCGTGAATATCGGGACCGATACAAATACCCACTCTTCGGCTTTCGCAACGGCTACGTCCGGGCGGTCGATGTGTTCCAGTGCGTCCCAGAAGGCCAGCGCCGGGTAACGACCGGCATACAAATCGGCCCATCTGCCACGCTGTTTCAGCCAGTCGATGCCCGCCGGATTCACATCGTAGCCCCGTGTGTCGGGCCGCGCCTCCACGAACTGGCCGGCACCAATGCCCACGTCCACCAGCGGCCCGGCATAGTGACGTGCCACCAGCTGAATGCGGGCCTGCGTCAGAGCATGTCCCATCGGCGTGTCGGACATCTGCTGATAGCGGGAAAAATATTCTTTGTCATACGGGCGGCCTTTCGGGACCGGGAAATAGCCCATACCCAGCGCGGGCAGCCAGACCAGCCCGTTTTTCAGTTCGTCAGAGAACGATTTCATGCAGCCACTCGTTAAGTTTGTCGTCAAAATTGCTGATGTGCCGATCGCAGTTGTGATCTGCACGCGTGCAACGACAGTAATTGTCAGGTATAGCCCAGCGCACACGGCTTAAATCCATTTCCGGGCAGGTGAGAATTTCAGGTGCGTTATGACCGCCGCGACCGCCCGCCACCACAAACAGCGGCGTTTGATACGCAATGGCCATCGGCAGTGAGAACCCCACCGGACTGACCACGCAGACGGCACGCTCATACAGGCTGCACAGCTGCGTCAGCGTCAGTTCGCCGTGGTGAAGTTTCAAATCGGCGTCAGGTTCATCACCCACAATCCACTCCACACCCGGCACGGTGTCGGCCACGCTTACTACGAAAAAATACTGGCGCAGCAGCTGCGCGGCGCGAGTCAGATAATCAGGATCCGGATTACGCGATGCGCTGGCCCATTCGGTGCGCACGGTTGCAGGCCGGATAACCGCAACGGGCCTGTCGGCCGGTATGGACGGGTGCAGATCGTTAAACTGCGGCAGGTCAAACAGCAGCGGGCCGTTCACGCCAAACTGGCGCCGGAACGCCGGGATGATGCCGCCACCGGACAAATCAGCCGGACCGTATCCGATGCGCTTTCTGACGCCGCCGCGTGGTACCGGATGAAAGACATAGCGCGATCGGAGTTCGTTTTTCTCCTGGGTGCGCAGATGTGTACCACTGCGTACGCACTTTATATCGAGGCCGCGATACAGCTCCGGCCAGCAGGTCCGCACGTAGGCGCCGGGGAAATGGCGCAGGAATGGACGCTGGTAAATGGAGTCGCCCAGGCCAAACATCCCCTCAAAATAATACGCTGTCACAGCAGGTCCTCAGGCCGGATTCGCGGAAAGCAGTTCAGCGCCGTGTGGCGCGAGCAGTTGATGATGCTGACCGACTTAAGGCTGTCCGCCAGGCGCTGAAACTCGCCCTGCCAGCGCCGGATGCTTTCAGCGCGCGGATTTTTTAACCCTTCAGGGTGATTGCCATGCCAGTGGGTGCCGCTGTCCAGTGAGCAGTCGTAGCCCAGCAGGATTATCCGCTCAGCGCCCAGGTGAACAGCAAGCTGGATGGCACGCTGGCCGGAATTGAAGGAGTCGCTGTCGGGCGGGCTGAACAGGTTAACGCCGTAGCGCAGATGCGCCCGGCCGCTGACCGTCCAGCGCTCTGCCCGGGTAGTAAGCGTGCCTTTGTATTTGTCCCACCAGCTACAGTCGGCAGCAAACAGATAATGGCATTCGGGGATCAACTGCCAACTGGAGTTAACGGCAATAACCGGATACCCCGAATTCATCGCCAGCTCACAGTCAGCCCTGGTCAGCGACGGACCGCTGGCGATACAGATAAATGTTGTCATGACGCATAAATCTTAGATCCGACAAAATGTTATTCTTTCGGTGAATTAACCTGGAGGACTAAAATGTCAGAAACTCATATATTTAATAACGAAAGAACAACTGATTCCGTTGCGTGGGATCTTGCTCTTGTAATTGCATCAAAAGATTCATCATTAGCAGCGCCTGAGGATGTTTTGAGAAAAATCATTGAGATTTACCCCTCCTGCAGGGAGGCCGCTAAAGCCAGATGGAGTCACGAGAATCCACCCCCTGAAAATTTAGATGTGCTGTTTATCTAACGCATCATAGTAAGTGAGCGCCGGAGGGCATGTTCAACAAGCTCCTTTTCATGCCCTTCTAAAATATCGGCATTTTCGCTTTTAAGGTATTCTCCTGCCGCCATGATTGCTCTTTCGGCTGCTCTGTTAATCTGGAATGTGTGATAACTTCCTGCCGCCATCGCTGAATCAATTTTCTCCTGAACTTTGAGCATATATTCTTCTTTATTCACAATTAATTCCTTAATCACTGACCGTTTAACATTTACTTTAAACAAACATCTTCGATATAGGACTGCAGATACTTCAGCTTTTCCCGATCGCGGATAATCCCGGCGCGGATGTCGAGAACGTTTCGTCGAGAATCTCCAGCGAGTTCGATGGCGGCTGCATCGCCCATGCGGCCGGTTGCGGACGCTGGGCCGGTACCGGACACGGGGCATTTTGCGTGGACGTACATGCGGCGAGTACCAGCGGCAAGCTGGCGGCGAAGATCATCATTCTGAGATTCGGCAGCACTGAGCGCCTCCGTGTGGGATTTATCGAGCGCGGCCAGCTGCTGCTGGCGCTGATTAATACTGGTGATGGTGGCCGCCTGCTGCCTGACTACTGACTGCGACTGATGCGCGGTGGTGCGCCACTCGGTGGCTTTGATGCGATAGTGCTCTGCAACGGAGACAGACAGGAGAGCGACGGCAAGGAGCGCGGCTATGAAATATTCCCTCATGCCTTAAGCGCCACCAGCGCAGCCCGATAACGCGCTTTGCGATCTTCAATGCCTAGCGTGCCGCCATTAATAATTTTCGTGACCGCCTCAATATCGCCACTGTGCTTCATGCAACCTTTTGAGGAAAAGAACCAGGCAGCTGAGCGTGCAGCATATTCGTTCTGTTCCAGCAAATGGGGCACCAGCAGTAAATCGGTACCCAGTCCTGCTGCACAGTCTCGGTAATTATCATGGCCGGTAATCTGAATCAGTCCACGGCCGCGATATTTCCAGCCATCATCCTGACCGCTATTTCCCATGCGGCCCCCATAAACGATATTCGCAATAGCCTTCTGGTCCGCCGGATGGGCGGCGGTGCGGCCGTACTGTTGTGCAGTGTCAGGAGTGAAGTATCTACTGAACGTTGCGAGCAGACCTTCCGGCGAATAATTCAGGCTTTCGGCGATACGATTAAAACCTTCAGATTCATGCCCCGCCTGCGCGATAAACATCGCCTGGTCGTCAACGGAAGTGATGGCGAATTCCTTCATCGCGGCGTCAATGTGCGGAAACCAGCGGACGGCCAGTTCGTCACTGATATCAGCTGCCTTCTGGAACTGTGTTTTAGTCACCTTCTTTTTCCTTCTGTTCGTCAATGCCGGTTCGGCGATAAACCAGCGCCAGCGCAATGTCACGGAGACGATCAGCGCCAACAAATCCCACCAGCCCGCCCACAAACGCACCGGCATTCGGCGGGAGGCCGAAATACTCCAGCAGTGCGGAAAGTGAGAGTGCGAAAAGGCCGCATATCAGCGCCCCGGTGATGGTATAGAGGCGGGGTTTTCCCGCCCGGATGTCATTCAGCGCCGATATGGTCAGTGCAGCGCCTGCCGAATAGACAGAGGGCAGATAGGTCGCAATCCATTTCAAGGTCTGATTCGCTATATCGGGCAGGTGAGATTCGTTCATATTGCCTCCGCCCGCATGGCGGCAGATGAAAAGAAAAAGCCACGGGCCAGCCGTGCGCAGGGTGCGCGATAAGGTGCTGGTCGTGGCTTTGGAATACAAAAAAGGCCCACCGAGAGGTGAGCCTTTGGCTGCTTAATTGTGACTAACTGAGTTGCTGCGGTGCCGGTTGCTGGCCGGTGAGGCGGAGAAGTCATTACCCGCCCCGCTCTTCGACATCTGGTCCATTGACTTAAGCTCACCGCTCAGGTGAATTCACCGCAGCAGTAAAACAATAACGCCAGCAGCATCAACTCACTATCAACATAATGTTTTCAACAAAAAAGGCCTACCACGAGGTGAGCCTTCGGCAATTCTAATTAGGACTGAGGGAGGTAATGTGCTCAGGATGTCTTATTTGTAACCTCCCTTCACTAGCGTGCCTGTGTCGTCTTGCTCCCAGGTGATCGCTCCAGGACAAGCATCCGACCCATGTGACAAGGTAGAAACTGTACCCTTTATTGAATTATCATTAGCGGTCGGCGGTAAAAATTTCACTTCATAATAGGGCCATCCTTCGGCGTCGCATGTCAACTGATAACCCGGATTATTCATTTTATAATTTTCAATCCAGGAAATCTCCGAATGAGCCAAGGCACCCGCTGAATTCGAAACAGTCCATTTTCCGATCACGTCTTCCCGTTTGCTGGTCTCATTGATCACGGTTCCTGTAAGTACATTTCCCTCTTTTTTCACGTTAAAACGGAACGTATCTCCCAGCTCTCCCGGAATAAATTTTTTACACGTAACCCCAGATGATGAACCATCAGCTCCACCTTTACACGTTTCATATTCTGGCTGCGAGTCTGAGCGGAAACTACTGAATAACACCTGAAATTGCCGTGAACCATCTGCTGCATTGGTTGTAGGCTGAATTCCTGTATAACCTATATCTCCCCCATCGGTAAAACCAAATTGATTCGCGAAATAGAATTCATCCCTTGGAGCTGCGGCATTAATGGTTAAGCCAAAACTTATCTGATTCACTTTATCATTAGTATCAATTTTCCAGCTCAGTGATGGTGTTGCGGCATGCAATGAAGCTGAAAATGCGCAAGCAGAAAAAATTAAGGAAGCAAATTTGATTGTCATGAAATCCCCTTTCATAAATACGATCATGGTTCAGACTGATTGTTAACAGTACTGCTAATGGTATTAAATTGAATTAATACTTAAACCTGCGGTGCCGGGTGCCTCCCGGTGAGTTTTAGACCTGACATTTAACCCGCCTGCTCTTCCTCACTTTTTCAGGCCTGAACCCCGCCGCACAGGGGGATTCACCGCAGCAGAGCTTTTATATCATTCATCAGGTTAAAGCAGAATCAACGCTTAAACAGCGTATGCCGACTATGAACTTCTGCGATTGCGGGTGACGGTTCCACTTTCTCTGATGAGGCAGGAAATGCTTTGCATATCTCTTCCGTAACCGACACGACGGTTTCCACCATTGCAGAGCTGATCTTAATACCTGGATGCTGCCTGATAATTTCGACAAAGACGACGCCGGTGAGCAGATTCTTATCAAGTTCCAATGGCATATCAGCATTCCCGTTTCGGTTAGGAATAATTTATATAGCACAACTTTTAGGAATTTGTGGGTGCAGGTGGCTGGTGCTGACCATCGGACAACTTGCCCTTTTCTATGAGCCAGTAAATAAAAACTGACCTAAACGCATAATTCTGCACTGCCAACACTAATACACACAATACACACCAACCCATTGCTTTAAGTGTGTACTATGTGTATAATCACCTCATCAGTTAACGAGACGGAGGAAGATTGAAGAGTTCGGAACTGATAAAGCTGTTAGAGAAAAATGGCTGGCAACTTGACCGAGTGAAAGGAAGTCATCACCAGTTCAGCCACCCGGATTTCGCTAACATAGTTACGGTTCCGCACCCTAAGAAAGATTTGAAGACTGGACAGTTCACCAAATCATGAAGGATGCGAAACTTAAATAATCAGGAGTCGCCCGCAAGGGCGCTCTTTATGCGTGAGGTGAATCCATGTTGTATTACGGCGTCGTTGAGATTGACCACGACAAAACAGCCAGCGGTTACTTCCCCGGCATTACCGGCTGTATTTTCGCAGGCGATAGTATGCGTGAAGCACTGCAGGATGCTGAATCGGCCCTTAACGCTCACTTTGAGCTGATGGCTGAAAAGGGTCTTTCCATTCCTGAAGCAAATGACATTCCTGATATTGATTCAGGTGATTACGGTGAAAGCGGATTGAAGGTGGTAATGATCTGCGTGGATATTGATAGCACCAAATATCTCGGCAAGTCCGAGCGTATCAATATCACCATGCCGCATCTTCTGATTGAGAAGATCGACAGGGCTGTAGGCCAGGACTCACGCTATACCAGCCGCAGCCAGTTTATTGCAGAAGCAGCACGCAAAGAGCTGTCTCACCGCTAACCCTCTCCTTCCTCCGTCCCGGGCCGCACCTAGCGGCCTTTTTATTACCCCTGACGCGATAGCGGTAACTGTCTTGCTCGTCGGCAGCAGGGTTAATTATTCCAAGAAAGTATTCAAAGTTGCATTTCAAGCTATCTGAGAGTGCTTGTCGTATAATGCTGCCTCATTTTAGAAGAGAGGTGTTTTGATGATCTTCTTACAGACTGAACATGGCAGTAAGCAAATAGATGATTGGAGCGAGATTACCTCGCGCCCAAACTTTCAACCCTCAATAAACAAAGGTGACCATAAGCTAACGGAGATCTTTGGTTATTACAGATTTAAGGATGAGATTCACTGCGGGTTGTCAGGGTGTCATCAACCTCATGGCCTAGGCTTCATTGTTAGAACTGCTACCGGAGCAGAAACGAATGTAGGCCACGTCTGTGGTGAAAAGGAATTCGGCGTAGCTTTTAAAGAGCTAGCCAGCAGTTTCAAAGAGTATTACGAAGTCGAGCAGTACAAGGCGATAATTATTAGTGCCAGGACAGAATGTGATGCTTGGACGCAACGTATTAACTCTCTTCGTTCAGGTAAACAGAATTTAGATTATTGTTACTCGCTGCTAACTGACATCCAGAATGCTAACTATGCTGGGCGCATTGCTGCTACAGAAATACGTCAACTCGCCAAAAGTCAAGACGGCACAGTAACGCTTACAGAAGTCGCAACTGATGCGAAGTCAAAAGCAATCCTCTTCCAGCTCAATCGTCATATGCGTGATTCTGGAGAGGCTACTACTGAGTTCGAAATGGGCAAAGTTTCATTCACCCATGTTCTGCTTGCTGAGAATAATCTTCGAGAACTCTATGTGGCTTTAACAGTTGATATTAAAAAAATTGCGGAAATTGACATAAATTCACCTACCCCGCGACTTGCGGATGCATCTCGCATATCGAATACGATTGAAGAAAGAATAAAAAAACTCAAAGCACTGCATCATGATGCAACTAAGTTTCTTACCCCTAAGAATTTAGCCCCAGTGCTGAAAAAAATAAAATATTCATCAACCACAAACGATCACGATTTCCGACAATTCGATTACTTACTTAAGTCAATAAAATAGCAATAAAAAAACCTCGCTGCATGGCGAGGTCTTAAATTAATTAGTGGCGTATGCACATAAAATTCCCACTATTTGATTAGAATACGTCAGTTTTATGCAAAGTCAATTATTTTGTTGCCTGCCTGAATATCGCATCTGCATGGCTCTCTTCGATTTCACACTTCGCCACCAGCCTCTCAAAGAATGGCTTCCAGTTGCGCGACCAGGACGACTGCGTAAGGTCCGGCACCAGCACGTTAATGGCACGGAAAGCAGTGCTGGATGGCATGCGACGATAGCCACGGCCCGTGCAACGCTCACACTCTTTATCGACCGGCGCACCCCTGCGGGCTGATTCAGCCATGTCGCGCACGCGCCCTGTTCCGTTACAGCGGCAGCGTGATGATATGCGCCCCTTTCCTCCGCAGTGCCGGCACATCGTCCGGACCAATTCCTTTTCAGTGCGTGGCGGGATCACTTCTTCGCCTGACTCTTTGAACTTGCCTGCGTACTTAACGACTTCGGCTTTAGATTCGTTAAACCCGGTACCGCCGCAGTGCTGGCATGATTTTGTAGTGGCAGCTGAACGGGAATACTCTTCAAACGCCAGTTTGGACAGCACAAGCAGGCAGCTCCCGAGCTTAGCGCCTGCAGCCTTGCGGAGCAGCTTTGGCGCGGTGCGCTTTGCATACTGCATCAGCTGCTGCACTGTACGGATGGTATCCTGTTCGCTATTACCTGTTTTAGCCATGACAGCCGCAATACCAAACGGTGATTTTGACTGACAGAAGCCTATGGCACCCATCAGGTCCGTTCCTGTCAGCGATTCGCTTCCTGTTGCGCGTGAAGAGTCGGTGAAGCTCTGGCTTTTCGGGTTGAAGTACTTCAGTGCTGATTCAATTTTCACGTTGATCGCCCCTTCGAATAACGTCTGATGCTGGTATGTTGTTCTGCCCGCTCCATACTGCGGGCACGGGCTTCTGCCTGGTCGATATGGTGAAAATGGCCGTTCCAGAACCGTCGATACACGGTACCCAAGGGCCCGTTACGGTTCTTGGTGATATTGATTTCAGCGATACCCGCCGCCGGCGACTCCGGGTTATAAACCTCGTCGCGATACAGCATCATGATGATGTCCGCATCAGCTTCAATCTCACCTGAATCCTTCAGGTCAGCGTTTACCGGTCGCTTGTTCGGGCGACTCTCTACGCTGCGTGAAAGCTGGCTGAGGGCAATGACTGGACGGCGATTGGCTTTCGCCAGCGACTTCAGTCCCTTTGATACCTCACCCACAGCCAGATCATGGCGACTGGCGCTGTGCAGTTTAATTAGGCGCAGATAGTCGATAGCCACCAGCACGGTTTCCGGGTGCTGCTGAATGTGCCCGGTCGCAATATGCTGGATCTGGTCAACGGTCAGGTTATTGGCGTCGACGATCCAGATTTTGCGCCCGGTCATCCTCCCGATACCGCTGGAGATACGCGCCCAGTCCTCGTCTTCCAGTTTGTCAGGGGACTTGAGCCGGGACGCTGATAAACCACCGGCAGCGGCGACGTGACGTTCTGCAATCTGGATATCGCTCATCTCCATGCTGAAGAACAGCACACCTGCGCCGCTGGCCGTCAGATGCTCGATGATGTCCAGAACCAGCTCGGTTTTCCCCATTGATGGCCGCGCGGCCAGCAGGATCAGATCGGTCTGGTCAAACCCGCCTGTTACCGCGTCCAGCTCTTCAATGCCGGTCATCACCGTGCGGCCCGCGCTGTCGGACGACATACGCTCATCAATCCGGTTAATAATGACGGGAAGCAGGTCATCAATGGGTACAGGACGGATAACGTTAGATTCTGTCTGTATGGCACTGACTACCGCCTTCACCTCACCCAGAACAGCCATGCCAGTTTCGCTATTGGGTGCGGCCTCAAGCCTGGCGATTGCGCCATAAAGTGCCGTCTGCGCATCACGCAGCGCCGCGTTACGAAGAAGCTGCTGTGAGTATGATTTGAGGGAGGATTTTGCCCAGGCCAGCCGGCCGGCTTCGGCAATAAGCCCCTGATGCTCAGGCAGCTGTTCGCCAATCAGTATGGGGTCGATAATCCCCCGACCTCGGGCCTGAATACCAATCGCACGATAAATCTCACGGTACTGCGGGAAATTAAACGCCGTATCCGGCACGGAGGCGATGACCTCCATCACCTCCGCATCGACACCGCGCAGGAACATCACGCCAATCACCGCTGCCTCAATATCAGGGTCGCGCCACAACGGATTACTCATACTGCCGGCGCTCCCTTGCTGCTGCGATAGCTGGGCCAGTCAAAGATCAGTGTTGCTCCCCCGCCTTCCACCATGCGATCGGTCAGGCGCTCACCGATAGCATGGGAAATTTCAGCAGGTGCCAGGTTGCTGATCAGCACCACGGGCAGCATGCGCTCATAGCGGGTGTTGATGATATCGAAGAGGATAATCATTTCCGACTCAGAGCCGTACTGAATCCCCACCTCATCGATGATCAGCAGATCCACACCCGTGTAATGCGCGATAATTTCTTCTTCGCTGTATTCGCTGTCCCTTTCCCAGGTGCGACGCACGGCACGGATGATGCGCATCACCGAGGTCAGCTGAACGGATGCCTGATGCTGTTCGATGATATTTTTTGCCAGCGCTACGGCCAGATGATTTTTGCCGGTACCGGGTTTGCCGCTCAGGATCAGGCTGGTGCCGGCGTTAAACATTTTCGGCCAGGCGCTGGCGTACGCCTTGATCAGCGCCAGGTTGCGCTGCGCAGATTTATTCACGGCGTCGTAGTTTTCAAAGCTGCACGCGGCGAAGCGCTCGGGAATACAGGCTTTTTCGGTCAGGCCGACTACCTGGAGGCTGTGCAGATCAGCGTGTGCAGCGTCCAGTTCGGCGGTGATGCAATCCGGGCAGCGTGAAAACTTTTCGGCTACACGACCGCTGTATTCGGTCCAGATGCGCTGGCGCTGATATTCACCGTGTTTATCACAGGTGCCATCGGTCAGTTCCTGTTGGTCAAAGCAGCGGTCCAGCGCCGGAACGGTACCTGCCGCGAAACCGGCCTCCTCCTGCAGTGCGCCGATTTTAGTTTTGAGCGCCTGAATCTGGCCGCTGCGGCCACTGGCGAAATGACTCATTCTGTGACTCCTTTGGCCCATGACGGGATGGTGGTTGTGCCGTAATCCCGTTCAGAGAAACCGCTGTGGCGACTCTGTGCGGGTGTGCTTCGCGGTTGCTGCCCTGGCAGTGTCCAGCTCTCTGCGAAGTGGCGATCAGGCCCGAAGAACGTGGCCGCCTGCTTCACGTATTCGGTGCCGGATTTACCGGTAACGGTGACCCAGGCGGCATAGCGCTGCACCCCCGCCAGCATGTCGTCAGGGCTGATGCCCTCCTTCAGGCGGGCTTTCCAGTGCTTCCAGGCTGAGGGTTTGGGATTCCCTCCTGCACGCTTCGGATAGGCTTTCCAGGCAGTTTCAAATTCAGGTGAGTAATCCTGTAAAACACGCTTTGCGGGTGTACGGGCTTCAGCCTGTGCACCAGATGTTTTGTTCCCTGGGTTAGTCTCTTGTGTATTCTCTGTAGTAGTCTCTGGTAATGGTCGGGCCATATTGGCCTGATGCACGGATTCATCCTGACCTGTTGCATCGGTGCAACCTGACCCGTTGCATCGGTTCATATTGACCTGTTCAATCGGGTCAAATTGACCCGATGCATCGTTCAGTGATTTTTGTGCGCTTTCCAGAGCCGCCAGCGCCTCATATTTGATGCTGTACCACTTGCTATGGTCGCGCGGATCACGGTTATAGTTTCCGCTAATGACCATCCCCTGCTTTTCGAGACTGATAAGCGCACGCTTAACAGTAGATTCGCTCCAGAATGGGAATTGCTTTTGCCAGCTCGGCACGCTGTTATAAACCCAGCGACGCCCGTCATGCAGGTGACTCGATGAAGCCATCCAGTAGTGTATTTGCTGCAACACTACCGCTTCGTTCAGTCCAATCGCGCAGGCCAGAGAAGGGAGCACCTGAAGCGGATTTTCATTTATCAGAAGACGGCTCACTCCCCACCCCCAAATGCCGGAGTGATGGTATAACCGCGTGCTGGTTCGAGACGCGCCTTTAAATCAGTATCCATGGCGCCAATTTTCCGGACCGCCAGATATCCAGCCCTTTCAAGGCTTTTGATTTCTTTGTACATCGCCTGCTTTGAACAACAGCAAAATTCTGCAAGAGCGCCATTATCGAAGATTCGCTCCCCCTCCCCGTCACAGCTGCCGTTCGAAAGAATCCGCATCAGGATTAGCCTTTGAAGCGGGTTATCAAACTTATGGCGCATCACGAAATGACATGGATTGACATAGTTACCCTGGCTCATGCTGAAACCCTCTTAAAAAACTGTTGGAATTGCCAGACCGGACGCATACACTCGTGCTCGTAACCGGCTCTCATGAAAATTACCTGTGATTTTTCCCGGTCATACCCCGTGACGTGCACCACCACGCCACGGGGATCCCGATAATCCCTGTCCAGTGACTGAATGGCGCTATCCGTTGTGTTCATAGCAGACTCCCCTGACGTGCCCGGGCCGGTTTATGGCACCCGCATCCGGACGAACGAAAGCGGACCCACTGGCGGGCCTCATGCAACAAATCGTCGAACATACGGCCCTTACGGCTGGCCTGAGAGCAGCGGCGGTAGTAGGACAAAGCAGCCTCTGCCCCCCCCCTGGCATCTTCCATAGCCACACCATCAGCCAGCAGCGCAGTGATGATGTTTTTGCGAATGAAGTCCTGCGGATTCATGGTTATGCACTCCAGCCCAGCGCCTGAAACAAACCCATATTCGGATGGAACCAGCGGGTGCCGCGCGGTTCTGCCTCAGACATCATGTGGCGAAATGCGGACATGAATTCGGCGTCCTGGACAATGGCCATCGGGCGGGGTTGCCCTTCCGGGGTAAGCATGGTGATAGTGTCGGCGGGAACGCCATACGCCTTAACGAGCGTTTTGCATTTGGATGGCGTCATGCCGGATTTGATTTTCAGAACAGAGTAACCAGACCAGCCCGCAGGGATAGAGCCGCGTTTGATGTTCTCAATGGTTTCAGCCACAGACTCGATTTTTTCTTCAACGCGGGACAGGCGCTTTTGCTGACGAACGGCATCAGCAGCCATCGCGGCTATCATCTCCATTTCAGAAAGTGGTTCACGGGTGCGGAAGTAGCCATTAATCAGCTCGCGCTGAACCTGCCAGGCCAAATCGTCATTGAATGGCTTTGTTAGCATCAGGTAGCCAGTTTCGGTAAACACCCGCAATCCGCGAAAAGGGACTTCGATACCAAAAGGATGTAAAACATTCTTTTCTGAATAATCAATGATATAAGTATCAATACCCTCAACGAAGCGATCGCGATTACGGTTAAAGGCATCCTTGGCGGTACCCTCAGGGCGACCATGCACCTCATCAATCATCGCAAGGGTAACCACACGCTGACCGCGATACTCGACAGTCGGAAGTTGCTTGTTGTTAATCGTTACGGTTTTCATTCGTATAATTCCTCAAAGTTGGTTTTGCCACCAGCACATACACATCGCCCACCGGGTCATAGCGAATACCATCAGGCAGCAGTGGCCTGAAGTAGCGCAGGTCCAGGCGATAACGCTTGTCGATGGCTGAGCGCCCCATTATTTTTCGTGACATGTCACGCTCCCCTGTAAAGCCAGAACAGCGTGAATGCATCCAGCGCGATGCAGACCAGCAGCATCGCGTTGAGATGCGATCGGGGATTGGTTTCATGGGTGGATCTCCGCAGCTCGACCATGAAGACCATCCTTAGCTGATGGATACAGATCGGGCCTAACCTCGTGTGGGGTAACTTTCCAATCGACTAGCTCACAAAGAGGTAAAACAAAGCGTGAAGGAATGATTGATTTGATAAACCATTGATTAACGGCCTGTGGTGTTATGCCTAGAGCCTTGGCTATACCTCGTTGAGAGATAATTAAGGTGATTTTTTGTCGTATGCACTCGTTCATCTTCCCACCATCAAGTTTAAGTTGCCATGAATTCATTATCATCAAGTTTTAATTGACATGCAAGTTAGACTTACGTGATGTAAACTAAAATCAAGACAAGCTTTATGGCGAAACGTGCTCAGAAACAGCAACAAAGGAGGTTACATGTCAACTGCAAGCGCTATTACCGAACTACTTAAAATGAAGGGTTGGAGTCAGGCTGAATTAGCACGTCAGTTGGGAGTTAGTGCGCAATCCGTACAGTACTGGACGTCGGGAGTAACCAGCCCCAGAGGTAAGAGGTTGGCTGAACTGTCCAAAATAAGCGGATTACCTCAATCTTGGTTTTTGGGTGAAACCGAGGGGGTAAAACTCTATGCTCCCGATGAAGAAAAACGCAAAAACAGCGTAACATTTCAAGTGATGGACGTTGAGTTTAGTTGTGGGCATGGGGCCAACCTGAGGAGCGATTTCGTCGATGTTGTAAGGTCAATCGAGCTGGATCCAGAGTATGCAAGCCAGCTCGTAGGTAACAGGCCTTTCAAAAATGTTGAAATCGGAAATGCCAGAGGTGATAGCATGAGCCCTACAATTTCTCCTGGTGATCTTCTTTTTCTTGACAAGACAATTACTTATTTTGATGGGGATGGCATTTATGCGTTTTGCTTTGAAGGCGAATGTTATGTAAAGCGCCTTCAGAAAATTGGGTCGAAGATTGTTGTTCTGTCTGACAATTCTAACTACCAACCTTGGAGTATTGATAAAGAAGCGACAGATTTACTCTACATACAATCCAAAGTAATTTCTTCAGTGCCCTTCAATATCAATAGATTCGGTTAGCTTTGCATGGGGCGATACCTCATTAATTTTTCAAAGTGAAGAATTAATCAAGTTTAACTTGACGACAAAAAACTCCAGAGCTATTCTCACAACATCAAGTTTAACTTGATTCACGAGAATTGAATTATGCTTACTGGAGGATTTATGTTTGGATCTTATGATGGACTTACTCTGGAACCAGCTTCCGCTTTAAGTAATATTTCCTCGCTAATTAGTGCGGTGAGAATCATTGGGCTAATGGAAGGTGAGAACTATAAAGGAATCAATTCTGAGCTGATGGAAATAGCTCATGAATATGCCATGGCGGCCTCCGATACAAGATCCTTTACCTCCCCAAAAAACTACGCCACGTTTGCCACTTCATCTGAATCAGCTCCCATCGCCCGGCGCTTCTATCCCGAACCCTCCACCATCGGCGACCGCATTAAATCTATGCGTGAAGTGCTCGGCATGAGCCAGCGGAAGCTTGCAGGTATTATCGGTGTCAGTGGTGTGTGTATCCTGAAGTGGGAAGAAAACACCACCATCCCCGGCAGCGATAAGATCATCCCCCTGTCAGAAGCACTCAACTGTGACCCGATGTGGCTGCTTACCGGTTCCGGCGCGTCACAAGCTGACGCTTTATCTCACGCAACTCCTCAACCGTAGAACCGAAGGCCAGGGTTATGTAATCGCCCTTTCTGCCTTCCAGATACCTGAGGATATTACTTTCAACCATTGCAGCGACCGTCTCAATGTGAAAGCAGTCCTGAGAAGCGCTGTAGAGCAACACATACATATCAGCAGAGGAAGCCATGGATAAGTTAAACGGCATGACAGTGATCCTTCTCGAATGTTCAGACTTTACTGAACCGGGAATTTTACGGGATGAAGTTCAGCGCGAAGTTGATACCGCGCACATCGTAATCGACGGCGACCGGCTTATCAAAAACCGCATGGGCATTATCCCGACACAGAAAGTGGGCGGACAAAAAGCCGGAGGTGCGCAGTGACTCTGTCAGCACAGACAGTTCAGTCCTTAACTGCCGAAGTATATGCAGATCTGGACGAACTCCATAATCAGTTAGAAAAAATTCAGGCGGCGCATCCGGAAATATGGGAAAGCAAGTTGGTCTGCTCCTGCCTTGATTGTTTTATGAGTAAGCTGAATAGCGCAAAGTTTGATTCTGTTAAAAATGCCGTCACCGGTATTAAAGAAGCAACTGAAGCGCTTCGCGCATTAAAGAACGCCGCCCTACTGGCATTGGGGGGGGTATGAACATTCAGACTCAGAACGCCATCCCGCCCGAATCTGCCAGATACATGCTGATAACCCGGCTTGATGATGATGACTACAGATATGAGTTTTATAAGAAAAATGATAAGCGTTTTATTTTAATTGATACGTTTGCGGATTTCGAATTTGCAAACGAAGAGTCAAAAAAGATTATCAGAAACTCCGGGAAATTTAATCACCTGAGCCGACAAATCTAAAAACCTGAATGTATCGAAATTAAATACACCTTAACCGGTGGGGAAATCCGCAACCTGATTTTGAAGGAGAGCAATTATGACGTCAGTTAAAAACAGTCCTGTATATCTGAAGGCTCAGCTTTGCCATAAAAGCGGGTTCGATGTTCTGGCTAATTTACTTCTGCGTGCGGCGTACGGGGTGAAATCATGAAAAAGGACCCGAGCCGCCTATCTAAAGCCTTAGAAAAGGCAGAGCAACTTTCAGACTTACTTGGCCTCATCGTTGAGAAGAAATGCACGTATGAAATTGAAATCAACGACGACCCATTAATTAATCTGTGTCGTGACCTGTCACTGTCGTTAGCCAATGAAATATTCATTGAGGTTAATGGAAATGTCAGAAAATAAATTTAACTCAGGCCGCGCTGCTGAGTGCGCAGAACAGCTAAGCGCATTACTCCTGATTGTTTATGAGAATGATTCAGAGGGCATCGAGAAAGACAATCCGCTAATCGGTAACGCACTTAACCTCAGTGCATATATCCACAACTATTTCCGGGAGCAGGAATTAAATGAACAGCATCGTTGAGCGCAATCGCACCCGCCTTGTAAATATTTATCTGGCAAATAAGGTCGCCAAAACCGGCGTCATGATGACGACTGCCAAATTACCGGATGGCTCGATCACCACCGTGCAGCTGGATGCCGAAATACTGAATAAGGCGCTGATTAAATTATTCGAGACTTCCGTTCGAAAAGTCACGCCAGCCGCTGCAGCGGACCGTGAAATTGCTGAGACGTATAGCGACTGCGTGAAGATTAAATCCGGGAAACTGTCGCACATCGGTGAAGGGTTCATGGAGGCGCTGGTTTCAAACCTGGTCGAGCAGGCTTTCGCTGAGAAGGAAACAGAGCAATGACGCACGCTATCCAGGCAATTAACTACGAAGACACCACCCTTCTGGCAAGGCTGCACGTTACCCCTGATTTTACCGGCCGCGTGGTGGCTTATATCGAAAACGGCGAGCTGAAAGCGGATATGCGCCTGCGGCAGAGCGAGATTGTCGGATCGCTTGAGAGCTTTATAGAGCTTGCCAGGTCAGCCGGATGGACGGTCTGCCCCCCATCCGCAGATGGATTAAGAGACTGATGGCATGTCGCTGACCACTTTTAAAGCCCCGGAATGGGTAATCAGTCAGGCAACCCGGAAGCTGGCGCAGTACCGCAAAGGCCGCCTGTCAGCCAGGCGTACTTACCGTCGCGGATACCTCAGTTTGGCAGTCAATCCGCGCTGGCGTCTGCTGTCGCGGAACGGCGGCAAAGACTGGCAGTTAATGACACATGAGAAATATAACCATGAGATCGATAAGTGAGCCTGAAACTTTCCACCAGTGCAGTTGATAAGGCGCTGCAGATTTACCAAACGCCAGCGGGTGCGCTCTATGTCGCCATGCGCCACGGACGCATGAAGCGGTGTTTCAGCCGCGATACCGCCATCCGCTATCTGGCGTTCTTCATGACGAGCCGCGCCTTTTCCCGCTCAGGATTTCGCGAGCGCCACCCGGACACCCTGGTTCATACCCCCGAGCATCCCGCAGGTGTATGGCAGCGTGGAGCAGTGACCCGGGAGTATGAGCTGGCGCACCGGCGCACCGTTCGCCGTATTCGCCGGCTACTGGCCCGTAAGCGGGAAATCGTGAAGTGGCAGAAAAACTACGATGCGGCCACGCAGCAGATCGCGCAGCTGCTCAGCGAAAAACCGTACTGAGGTGAGCATGAAAACCTATCTGCAAATCGTTATTGCACTGGTTATTGCCGCAGGCGTGTACGGGCTAATCGTGCCTTTCCTCGTATCTGCGAAAGAGACATTAACCGTTCTGTCCGGGCTGGCACTGGCGATCCTGACCCCGCCCTGCCTCTGCGCCATTCTGAAGGGTCTGAAAATATCGAAGGATAAAAAATGAAGAAGTTAATTTTTGCCGCACTGATAGCTGCTGCTGCGCTGTGCGTGACCGGCTGTGACCGCGTTGAGCCGGGTAATGTGGGCATTAAGGTCAACAAGCTGGGCGATGATAAGGGCGTGGGCGAAGTGGTTGGCGTCGGGCGTTACTGGACCGGCTGGAACACCGAGATCTACATCTTCCCGACCTTTAAGCAGATGAAGACCTATGAAGATGCCTTCAACTTCCAGATGAGCGACGGCACCACCATCGGTTACCACATCGGGGTAGCCTACCGCGTGGATCCGACCAAGGTCACCACCGTCTTCCAGACCTACCGCAAAGGCGTGGATGACATTACCGATACGGATCTGCGCCAGAAAATTGCAGACAGCCTGAACCGTCTGGCCAGCCGCATGAGCACCGATAAATTCATTGATGGCGGCAAAGCCGATCTGCTTACCGCTGCGCTGTCCGAAATCCAGCAGGAAATGGGGCCGATCGGCATCCAGGTGATCAGCCTGTCTTATGTTGGCAAACCTGAATATCCGCCAACGGTGATCGCCAGTATTAACGCCAAAGTCACCGCGAATCAGAAGACGCTGCAGCGTGAGCAGGAAGTGAAGCAGCGCGAAGCCGAGGCCAACATGCTGCGGGCAGAAGCTGACGGCTAGGCAGACGCAAAAATGAAGCTGGCAAAAGCCGAGGCGGAATCAATCAAGATCCGCGGCGATGCCCTGCGCCAGAACCCGGAGGTCATGCAGCTGGAAGCCATCAACAAATGGAACGGCACTCTGCCGCAGTACATGACCAGCGGCACTAATACACCATTTATTCAGGTTAAGTAATCCACCAGCCCGGCGAGAGCCGGGCTAAAAAAGGGATCAGCATGAAAAACGAGATAATGACCTTCAGCTCCGAAGAACTTAATTTTTCAGTGAGCGCAATCCGTTACCAGGGAAAACCGGCATTCGATGCAGTGGAACTGGCAAAGTCTCTGGGATATACGAATCCGGCAAAGGCGCTAAAAGACCATTGCAAGTCCCTGATTAAACTTGATTATAACGAATCGTTAGAACTGGGGTTTGGTGAAAAACCACGCGGTATGCAGCTTGCTGGCCCTGCTGATCTTTTCCGTCTCATCCTGCGCAGCCAGCTTCCCTCCGCCGAACGCGTGCAGGACTGGGTATGTGAAGAAGTCTTACCGTCCATTGCTAAGACCGGCAGCTATGAACATCAGCCAGCACGACAGGAAGCAAATCCGACACTTGACGTTCACGCACTGGCCCGCGTTGTGGCCGAAGCCACCGCCTTTGCCATGATGAAGGTCACGATGGAAGCGGGCAGCATCCAGCCCATCCAGGCAGAAACTGAGGCTTTTGAAAATGGTGCTGAACCTGACGACTCCGAATTCATCCCAATAGTGAAGCTCACCTGGAATGTAGGTATCTCTGACACCGCCTGCCGCAGCCTGACAAAAGTTGCCAGCCTGCCGGTGCGTAAAATACCCGGTATTCGCGGACTCACAGTTCATCACGCCTCGTTCATGGCAGCACTCCGTAAGATGCTCGGCGAAGCTGAGCCACCAGCAGGCAAGCGTAAGCGCTGGCACCATCCCGAGCTGGGCAGCTTTGATCTGCGTAAGGATCCGGCAGAAATCTTCGGAGCCGAATTCTGATGAAAAAAGTTGCTGAGCTGGCCCTTCTTACTCTGTTCTTTTCCGGCCTCGCGGGGCTGGGATTATCAGCGGGCTTTTACTGCTGGCTGGGTGTGCTTGAGCTAATCGTGAGAGGCGTCAAATGAACAAGTTAAGCAGGGTTGCGGATATCGCGCTTATGGCATTCCTGGGATTGCTGGCCACGGGAGTCGGCTCATGCATCCTGCTGTGTGTAGCGATCGTCGCCAAAGCTTTGTGGGGAGACCTTACATCATGAAGTTTGAATTCATCGATAAAGGTGCAGTGGCCACACTGACAATTACCAGCAGCCTGTTTGAGCGGCGCCGACACAACAGGGCAGTCGATGCCGCCCTGCTCTCTGCTGATGTGATCGCCAGAACGTCAGGCATCTTCATTCGCAAAACGGTTATCAGCGGGCCGGTTAATCGCAGCCTTCGGGCACATAAGGCGGCAGCGCGGGAGGCAGCAAAATGAGCATCGGACTGAAACGCGCCCTGACGCTGTTCATCATCATCTGCGCTGCAGGCGCATTCTGCTGCCTGGCAGGTGGCGTGCAATGGGGAAGTGATACGTGCGGGACGGCCACAGTATTGATTCTGGTAGCCGCCATTATCTTCAGCGGCATTGTGTATGCCGCGAGCCAGGGGAGTGAGAAATGAACGCATCGTTTGAGATGTGGATGCGCCGCAGATACGGCAGTCGCTACGACCTCACCCGCGATATGCACGGTTATTACTGCCGTGAAGTGGTGAAGCGGATGTTTGAGGTCTGGTGTGAATGCAAAGGAGTATCGGTATGAAACCACTGACCGATAAGCAGCGCCAGCAATTTATCGAATGGATTGGCAGCGAGCATGGCTATGGCGGGGAATATGTCGCATGGGACGAACGCCGTAACTGCTTCGTGAAATATGGCATTCACCTGGCCTGGTGCGCATGGCAGGGCCGCTGCGCCACAGTCGATATTCCCGACAACGGCAGCGGGGAATACTGGTTTGACGGGATTTTCCAGCATCAGCGCTACGAGCGTGACGTGCACAAGGTGATCGAGGCGGCAGGTTTGAAGGGTGGTAAAAAATCATGGGGCGAGGAGGTAATAAAGTGAACACCATCATCATGATCGAACCTAATGAATGGGTAACTGAGGAGTTGCTGATCGCCGTTACCGGACTCAAGCCGGGCACCATATCCCGCGCACGTAAAAAATCCTGGCTGCTGGGTCGGGAATATAAACACATGTCGCCGGAGGGTGATCCTAAACCCACCAGCGAGTGCGTATATAACCGCAAGGCGGTAAACGCTTGGATGGCAGCGCAGAAACTGCCGGTAGAGACAGAATGAAAATCACGATAAGCTTATCAGGCTCCTGGACGTCAGGAGGGAAAAATGAGTAAAGCATCGTACCCGACAGGCGTCGAAAACCATGGCGGATCACTCCGCATCTGGTTTCAGTACAGAGGTCAGCGCGTCAGGGAAAATCTTGGCGTGCCTGACACGTTAAAAAATCGCAAGGTGGCCGGCGAGCTTCGCGCTTCCGTCTGCTTTGCGATAAAGATGGGAAGTTTTGATTATGCGGCGCAGTTTCCGGCTTCATCTAATCTGAAGCGGTTCGGACTGGAGAAAAAGGACATTTCTGTCGGTGAACTGGCGGAGAAGTGGCTGGATCTGAAGAAAATGGAAATCAGCGCAAATGCTCACCACCGCTACAGCTCGGTAGTAAAAAATATGCTCCCGCGCATCGGTGCCCGTCGAATGGTTTCGTCAGTAACGAAAGAAGAGTTGCTGTTTATCAGAAAGGAACTGCTGACGGGGTATCAGGTGCTTGAAAGAGGCCGTAAGAAGCCAGTGAAAGGGAGAACCGTTCCGACCGTGAACTATTATATGACGACAATCGCTGGCATGTTTCAGTTTGCCGCCGATCACGGCTACCTTGAATCCAGCCCGTTCAGCAGCATAGCCCCACTGAAGAAATCCAGATCTTTACCTGACCCGCTGAGCCATGATGAGTTTTTAAGGTTTACTGAAGCGTGTCACAACCGACAGGCGCGTAACCTCTGGACATTGGCGATACATACTGGCGTGCGCCACGGAGAGCTTGTTGCACTGGCATGGGAAGATGTCGATATGAAAGCCGGAACGCTGACGGTTAGCCGTAATCTGACGTCTCTGGGAGAGTTTACACTTCCAAAGACCGAGGCGGGCACAGATCGGAAAATTAATCTGCTCGAGCCTGCGCTTAATGCGTTGAGAGATCAGGCAGAGCTTACCCGCATGGGCAAGCAATACCTGACGGAAGTAAAGTTGCGGGAGTATGGCCGGACAAGCACGCATCCCTGCACTTTTGTTTTCACACCTCAGCTAACACGTCAGGGTATCAGCAACGGCCATCATTATGCGGTCGGCGCACTGAATACCATGTGGGCAACTGCGCTCAAGCGAGCAGGTATACGATACCGCAATGCCTACCAGTCGCGCCATACTTATGCGTGCTGGATGCTGAGCGCCGGAGCAAACCCTGCATTTATAGCTACGCAGATGGGGCATGCCAGCGCACAGATGATTTTCAGCGTTTATGGCAAGTGGATGCCGGAGTGCAGTGCGGCTCAGGTTGATATTCTGAACCAGCATTTGAAAAGCCATGCCCCATACATGCCCCATGGAATGAAGGCGTCAGGCCAGGTAGTATAAAAATCAGAAAGTTAAGTACAGGATATCAGCATATCAACACCATGCTGTATGAAGCGGCCGCATTTGCCCGGCTGGTTGAGCAGCGCCAGGTGGACCATCCGGGACTTGAGGTTTCGCGCATTACCGCCGCACTGCTGACTGAAATCCGCCGTCAGACCGGCGTGATCTTCCCGGCCGATCGGGCAGCTGTGTAA